CACCGCCCCGGCCGACAGGAAAACAAGCCCCGTCGCCAGAACCATCCAGTCGTGAGCGGTCATCGCTGTGTCTCCTTCAGAACCGCGTGAAGCGCCGCATAGATCAGGCGCTTGGTGAAGCCGAAGAAGCCGCGAGGGTCGTTCGCCGCCATCCAGCCCAAGGTCATCGCCACCCCGCGCATATCGAGCGCGGGAACGACGGCGATCAGGCTGGGCGTGAACGCTTCGGCCAGGATGGGACCGGCGACGACGCCGAGTCCCAGATGCAGCCACGCCTTGCGCTGGGCCAGCGGATTGCCGGCCTTTGCGGAATAGGCGGTGACCAGACCGACGGCGCCGAAAAGCACGCCGCCGCACAGTCCCCAGAACGCGGGGAAATCCCTCGGGTCGAGCATCCGCCCCTCCAAGAATGTCGGCCATAGGTGAGAGGCAGCCGACGCTCAGGGCGCGGGCCTGAGGGGACGAACCGGGTTCGTCAGGCTTCGGGGGCAGCCTCGGGTGCGGGCGTCGGCTGCAACGCCTGGACACGCGCCTGAGCGGCGGACAGGCCGCTCTCCATGGACGTGACGATGCGCTGGAGCATTTGCTTGGTGCCCTCTGCTCCCGGCGTGCCGAGAGGGCGCGGCAGGTCGTCTACGCTGGCGGCGACTGCGGCCTTCAGGTCAGACAGGAAGGCGGCTCCAGTCTTTCCTTCCAGCAGCGCCACAGCGGCGGCGGCGGAGGGCAGGCGGGCGGCCTTGGCCGCTTCGGCGGCTGCGGACATTGCGGCCTCGGCGGCAGCCAGCTTTTCGGCGTCGGTCAGTTCGGTCATGTCCGTTCCTCTCAATGCTTGTCAGCGTCGGGGCGGCCACCCGCACCGGGTCCGCGGCGGGAGGGACATCTGCGAGAGCGCAGGTAGGTGACAAGGCCCACGGCGTCCTGATGGACCCGGCGAGCGGCGAGGTGTTTTTCGAGGGTGGTGGTCATGGCGTGTTTCCTTTCAGGTGTGTGTCAGCCGTTCTTGGTCCACTCGGCATAGATTTGGGTCGTCATGCCCGTGCCGCCGATGTTCTTATTGGTCGTGGTGCTGCGTATCTGCATCGTCAGCGTCACTGCGCCCGTAGCGCCTGCATTGATGGGCGTGGTCGGGATCAAGATGGACGCGGAGGCGTCTCCACCCGCCACGCTCGCAATAAGCTGACCAGTCGCTAGGACCGTGGTGCCTCGCAACACCCTGGCCTCACCGTTCACTGTGGTGCCCAACCCGGAACCCTCCACCGTCATCCCGCCTTGAGCGTTGCCGCTCGCGAAAATCTTGATAGTCCCCCCGGCTGGGAGGTTAGAGAACGTGGTGGTTCCTGCGTTGACCCACGTAGCGCCATGCGTGGCGGCTCCCGCGCTTCCACCAATGGTGGACCGCAGCGCGCTATCGCCCCCACCCCCACCCAGTTCGGCGCTGCCATAGTAGACCTTGCCGTCCGTCCCGAGCGCGAAGTAGCCGTTGGTTCGGGTGGCTCCCTCCGCATTGATGGTGTCGGGGCCGAACCAGAGCACCCACCCATTGCCAGGCCCCACGATGAGGCGGCGGCCTCCGAGGTCCACATAGACAGGACGGGGGAAGAACACCTCTCCCGCGATCGCCTGCATGGCGACCAGCGGGTCGCCGCCGGGGATGCTATTAAGCAGCGCAACAAGCGGAGCTGCAATCGCCGCATACCCGCCGCTCGTAGACGAGACGAACTCGTAATAGGCGGGCGCCGCTCCGCTGGCCTCAGCGATCTTGCGGAAGCTCGCCAGCCTCTGCTGGTTCTCCAGATCAACGATGGCGAGGGACTGATCGGTGACCGTCGCAGCCAGCACCGTGGTGGAGTAGTCATCCGAGAAGTCGGCCGCCACGGAACCGAAGTTGACCTTGATGCCCCAGACGGGAAGCAAACCGCCTGCTGGCGCGGCGACCACGAGGCGAAACCCTGTCGTTCCGGCCGGCGCTGTGGATGGTGCGCTGGATCGCCTCCGCTCATCGATAGCGCCGCCGCCCGCATCGACATAGACGCCCTCGACCAAACCTCCGGGCGTCACATACTGAAGGCGAACATGGCCGCCATCGCCCACAGGCGACGCCATGAAGCCGAGGCTGTGTTGATCGCCCGGCGCGGCCGGATAGACCTGTGAGACCATATAGCCGTAGACGACGAAAATCCGGCCTGCCAGACGGTCGTCATCTACATAGGACGCCGGGCTGCCCTCCTTCGACCATCCTCTAAAGGCCCCGGCCCCGCTCGGATTATCGATGAGGTTGGGCTTATGTATTGACCGAGCCGTAAGCTGGCCGACAGTCTCCGCCCGCGCCATCGTCTCATTGGCAAGGGCGTTCTCAAGGTCGATGATATCGGCCTCGGTGTGCGCCGTCCGCGCCGCCAAGGCATCGACGGAGGCGACGCTGGCCTTGTTGTTCTGCAGGTCTAGATCGACAGACTTCAGGCTTTGAATCTGACCAAGCAGAGACGGCGCGCCATCGCGAGCGGCCAGAACTTCACCTTTGATGGTGTTGTATTCGCTCAGCGCGACCTTGCCGTTCTCGAGGTCGACCAGCGCCAGCGCTTGGGCCGCGTTGACAGCTTCGACATCGTTGATGCGCACTCGCTGTGCGTTGAGGGCTTCCGAGGTGGCTTTTCTGGCCTCAAGATCAGCGGTGACCAGTTGCAGGCCCGTGATATCGGCCTCAAGGCTCTCCGTTCGCACGCCCAGCGCCGAGACGGCCTGTACGCTGGCCTTATTTTGCTGGAGGTCGAGATCGACGGCCTTAAGGCTCTGGATTTTACCCAGAAGCGAAGGCGATCCGTCACGCGCTGATGCCACCTCCACCTTCAAGGTGTTGTATTCGCTCAGTGCGACCTTGCCATTTTCCAGATCCACAAGGGCGGCCGCCTGCGCGGCGTTAACCGCTTCCACCTCGCCGATACGCGCTACCTGGGCATTCAGTGCCGTGACGCTCGCCTTTTCCGCATCCAGACTTGCAGTCCTCTGCTCCAGGGTTTCGGCCCGGCTGCTCACCACGCCGATGGCAGCCGACAGTTGGTTTTCTGCCTGCTGCAGATCAGCGGCAACGCGATCGACCGATCCAGCCAGAGCCTGATCAGCCGCCTCCAGATCTGCCCGCGTCTGTCCCACCAGCTCCGACACGTTGAAGATGTCGCCGAAGGCCGCCTCGATGTCGCTGCGGATGCTGACGATGGTCGGGGCGGTTGGGATGATGTCGCCCGCGATCAGGTCGCCCGCTACGATCCCGCACTTGATCGATGGCTCGCTCTTGGCGCCGTTCTTCGCGACGTACTGGAGCGAGACGCAATAGGTCTGCCCTGGCGTCAGCCCTGCGACCTCATACCGGCCATCAGCGCGCGGCGAGCCCTCATAGCCGTCGGTCCAGGGACCTGAGGCGCTGGGGCCATGCTTGATGATGACGGCCACGATGTCCGTCGTCTCGACCGGCGCCTCAATGACGAAAATCGGCTGCGACACGCCGCCGTCGCCGGGCGGCTTGGGCAGGACGGTCCAGTCTTCCGCAGCGGGCGGCGGGACGTACTTGGGATCGACAGCCGACAGGCTGGGCGATGGCGCGGGCTGGGCGGCCTGGCCCAGCGCCCACGCATGCTTGCCGTCGCTCTCCGAGCGCAGCTCCAGCGTCACGCTCGCCGCCTGATGGTTCGTGGTGGCGCGGCGGACGATGAACTTCTGACCGGCCAGCGCTAGCTCCGGCACGTCCACGGTGATGCAGGCGCCCGGATGGACGTGCATCAGGTGGACCTTGGACGGCAGGGTCGCCGTCAGGCCCTCGCGCAGGTTCGCCAAGTCATAGGCGGCCAGTTGCCCGGCCTGCTTGGCGTTGCGAACGTGGGTGTACTCGATCTCCAGCGAGCGCGGCTCGCCCCGGTCCTCGTCGCGGTAGACGTCCGACGTGACCTCGCCGGCCGGAACGTACTGCCAGCCGTTCGCCTCCGACTTGTAGCGCGGGATGATGGTGTTCTTGCGCTCGCGACGCGGCGTCAGCGGCCGGATCTCGGCTTGCCCGATCAGGTCGTCGCGGGTGTAGGTGTAGGTCGCGACGCGCGGGGCGTTGACCAGGACGCTGATCTGCGCGCCGCGGCTGATCGGCTCGCCGCCGCCCGCCTGAAGCATGGCCAGCAGCGTCTGGAACTTGCCGTCGCCAGTCGACCACTCGCCCGAGATCGTCCAGCCGTTCGCGTCGGCAATGTTGGCGCCTTCCACGAAGGCCGGAATGTCGATGGCGCTGTCCGGCGCTCCGATGCCTGCGATCCGCTTCGTGCGGTCGATGGAGCCGTCGAGGTTCAGCTTGTAGTGGCCTCGCACCCAGGCGAGGGCGTGGTCGTAGGGGTTCTCCGACCATCCCCAGGTGCGCCAGTCGTCCCGACGCTGGGGACCGCTGCCGCCCGGATAGGTGCTGTCGTAGCGAGGCTGCCAGACCTTCATCCAGCGGCCGACCCAGCGCGGATCGGGCACGCCGTTGGTGAAGACATCCCGGTCCTCCGGGTTCTTCGCCAGCACCATCGTCCAGAAGGAGAAAGCGGTCTGCGGCGCGGCGTGCTGCGTGCCCCAGCCGGTCAGGCCGGGATTACCGTACTTCAGGCCGGTCGGCGGCAGCAGCGCCGCATCGCCGGGCAAGCCCAGCGTCGTCCTCTGCCACATGTCGGCCGCGTAGAAGCCGGTCGCCTCGTTCTGCTGGCCGGTGAAGCTGACGGTCGCGCCGTCCGCCTCGAAGCGCGGAACCTGATCGATCGGGCCGAGCGACAGCGCCACGCCCAGCGACATGGCCACCTTCTTGTAACCCCAAGTCGCCTGAAAGACCTTGTTGCCGCCCAGCGCCGTGTAGCCCATCGCGCCGCGGACTGGTGCCTTGGGGTCGGGCTTGAAGTCTAGCGACGTGCCGGACGACGGGATGTTCGGGCGCATCAGGGCGGCCGAGGCCGCGGCCAGCCCGCCGAACACGACAGCCTTGGTCGCGAAGTTGGCGACAGCCAGTTGGGCGCTGAACGACAGGCCCGGCAGTGCTGCGCCAGCGGCCGCCACCATAGCCGTGTTCACGACCGTGACGGCTGAGGTCCAGGCGGTAACGGCCCATGCAGCAGCAGCGCCAGCCAGTTGAGGCATTACACGACCCTCCAGGCGGCCACGTACTCAGAGATGACGACTTCGCCGCAGACGCCGTTCAGGAAGGCCAAGGCGTTTTCGCGATGCAGACGGATCGCCATGGCGTCGCCCATGCCGTCCTCGGATGGCCCGCAGAGCACATCGCCCGTCCGCGCTTCGGCCGGTGCGATGCGCGGGAAATGCTTGTCCATGATCTCGGCGAGCGAAGAGACGCCCATCGCCTTCAACGCGCGGCGGGCGCCCACCGGCGTAGAATATGAGCCTGCTTTCAGCAGCGAGGCCTTGAAGCCCAACTGCTTCAGGTGGAAGGCCACCATGCGGGCGCAGTCCGTCTTCCCCAGGACCAAAAGCTGCCCATGGAACCGGCCGAAGGTGGCTTCAGTCGCAGCCACGCGCACTTCCAGTTCTGTCATTTGACAGCCTGCTCGAAACCAGAGCCCGGCCCGCCGCCGATAGAGCCGTTGCCGCCGCCGTATGACCCGCCCGAACCGGACGAAGGGCCGTTGTAGCCCCAGAACAGCTTCTTGCCGGCGTTGGTGACGTGCTGGAACGCGCGGGCGTTGGAGCCGTAGAGGTGGGTCCAGAAGGCGTCGTTCCAGCGGTGGCCCTCGTTATCGTCGAATAGCCGCTCCCAGATCGACGACACCTCAAACCAGATGACCGTCGTCTCTTCGCTCGCGTCGATATCCGCCGTGTCCAGTTCCCCCGCGAAGACCAATTCCGGCTCTCCGATCAGGTGGCCGGTGATCTGGTCGATCGCACCGAACCACAGGGAAACGGGCGAGCCCTGAGCGGTCGGGTGGACGAGCTTCGCCATCGCCGCTTCAGACTCCGGCAGCAGCACCATGCGCATCTTCGGAGCCTCGACGCCGATCTGCTCGCTGGTGTCCTCCACGGCGCTGAGCGTGCCGTAGATCGGGTCCTTGCTGTTGAAGGTGTGGCCGTTGAAGACGACCTGCCCCACCCCATCGATGATCCGGATGGTGTGATCCGGGAGTTCGATCTGGAGCAGCAGGCACACCAAAGGAGCCGCGCTTTTCAGCGCAGCTTCCAGAGCCGCATTCATGGCCATGGGTTACTCTCGTTCGGTGATGGTGAAGCTCAGGCCCACGGTGCGGGCAACATCGACGGTCCAGGTGGTTTCTCGACCACTGAGAAAGCCCTCGACCTTAGGCTGGGCGAACTCGACCACGGTGTTGTCGGCTGGCGACCGGCGAAGCATCGGGTTGATTTTCAGACCGGCCATCGCGCCCGATGCGGCCGTCTTGTCCTCGGCGACCTGATGGACGTAGCGGCGCCCGCCCATGATCAGGCTGAACCACTGGCCAGCCTTGGCGGTATAGGGCGAGAAGCCGTCCAGGTTCAGCAGCGAGCCGAGTTGGCCGGCGCCATTGACCAACGGATTGCCGGGATTGCCCGTCGCGAAGCCGGGCTGCGGTAGGTTCAGCAGCACCGTGTCGGCCTCAGCGCTCGACAGGGCCGCGACCCAAGCCATCGCGTCCACGTACATCATCGGCGGAAGCTCGACGTCGAAGGACCACTTGGAGCCCAGGCGACGAACACGGCTGACGCTGCCGCCGAAAGTCGGCTCCTGATCAAGTCGCTTGGACAGCAGCCGGGGCGTGATGCCCCTGGGCGCAGGGCTGAGGGGAAGAGCGATAACCATCAGGCGAGCCTCTGACGTGACCGGCGCTGCTGTGACTCGACCTGATGCTGGACGACCTTCACCGCGCCCATGGCGGCTTGGGCGGCAACGGGTGCGGCGGCGTCCGAAGCCAGTGCGATAAAGCTGTCCCGCTCCGGCCTGACGATGACCTCGTGCTGGACGCGCTGCGTCGCCGCGGCACCCGAGAAGCCGGGGATGCTGAGCGACGGGAGCGACATGCCGACGAGGCCGCCGAGGGAGTAGCCCTTCAGGTTCTTGTGCATGGCGTCGAGACGAGCGGCGCCGATGCGCTGCACCGCCTCTTGGCTGAACACGTACTCGCCCTTGTGGACTAAGCCAGCGGGCTCATGCTTGCCGCCGTCGCCGGTGTACCCGCCCTCCGAGAAGCCGAAGAGCGAGCGCCCCCAGCCCATCGCCTTCTTCAGCCATCCACCGCCGCCAGAGCCTGAGGACGCCGGCGCGTTGCCACCGCCACCACTGCCGCCGAACAGTGCAGCGGCGAGAGGCTCGACAATCGACTGACGCACCGAGATCGACAGCAGGTCGGCCAGGATTTGCTTCGCCACCGCGCCGAAAACGTCGCCCAGAGAGCGGGTGTTCATGATCGCGTCGACCAAGCCAGAGTTCAGAGCGTCCAAGCCGCGCGTCGCGACACGCTCATAGGCTTCTTGCACCTCTGCGGCCGAGCGCAGGTTCGCATCCCGCCAAGCCTCCATCGGCCCCATGTTCTGGCGGTTGACTGCGGCCGTTTGGGCGGTCTGGTAGTTCCCCAGCGCATCCCGGCGCGCCTGCTTGTCCGCTTCGGACAGCTTTTTGAATTCGGGGTCGCGCTCCATGTCATCCCGCGCCCGCTGCTGCGCCATGGCCAACAGGCGAAGCTCAATCTCCCGGCGCTCCTTGGCCGTGCGAGCGGCGCCCGACTGAAGCGACAGCAGGTCCGCCGTGAGGTCGGAGAGCATGCGCTCTTGGGCGAGCCGTTCGTCGGCCAGATCGCGGGCCAGAATGTCCGCCGCTACCCGGTCCTCCAGCGTCGCCGTCTGGTCGGTGATCAGCTTGAGCTGTTCGTATTCCTTCGCCGTGATGTCCTTGCGGGCGAGGCGGCTCTCAAGCTGCTTCTGCTCCGCCTCCCGTTCCAGCTTCACCTGGGCCTGCTCGATGTCGAAGCGTTCCTGAACCGTCAGTGCCTCGCGGTCGAAGATGCCAAGGGCGCGCTGGCGGGCTCGGAAGATTTCTTGCTCGACGCGCTCAGACCTTCGCTGTTCGCGCTCGATGGCTCGCTCGCCGCTTTTGTCAGGGCGTGCTGGTGCCGGAACAAGGTCAGGCCTTCCCCCTCCGCGATTAGGACGGTCTTTTCGCCGATCTTCCGCGTCTAGCTGAGCAATCAGCTGCCGCGTGACCGCGGGGTCGTCTTCATCCCCGTTAGGCGTATTGCGGGCTTGGCGAATGGCGCTCGCGGTGCCGCTGCGTTCGGCATTCCAGACATCCTTCAGAGCAGCCGGAGCGTCCTTCCAGAGGAACTTGTCTGTCCAGCCAGCGCCATAGACCTCGTCGTTACCGTTCTTCCACTCGTTGAAGCGCCCGATAAAGCGGTTCAGACCCTTCAGCGCATCTGCGATGACCTGGGTGAAGGCCAGCACCTCATCCGACAAGTCGATGAAGGCCTCTGCCATTTGAATGCCGATCACCTGCGCAAGGTCTTCCAGTTGCCCCTGCGCATCTGCGCCCTTCTGAATGACCTCGGCGTCCATCACGAAGCCCAGAGCCGCAGCCTCGCCCCGTAGGCGGTCAACCTCATCGGAGCCTTCACGAAGAGCCGAGGCCAAGGCACCTAGTCCGAGCTTTTCGGCAATGGCAGCGCGGTCGCTGACCGACGAAAGCGCGCCGATCCTGTCTGTCACTGCGTCGAGTGCCTGCTCGGCGTCTTTAAATGAGCGCAGCTTCTCTTGTGAAAAACCAAGGGCGGCAAACGACTTTGACGCTTCCTTGTTGAGCCCCGCCTGAGCTTGCTCCCACTTCGAAGCGAACGTCTCTAGAGCCGCCCCGGCTTCAGTGGCTGTGGAGCCGCTCTTGCGGGCCACGTACTGCCATTCTTGGAGAGCTGTCGTGCTCATCCCGATCCGTCGCGACGAATTCGCCAGATCATCTGCCATCTTCAAACTGGCCTGGCCGAACTTGAGCGCCATCGCCAGGCCGGCGGCGAAGACCGCAGTCAATGCCGTGATACCCAACGTCAGGCCGCGGACCATCCCCCCGAAGGAGTTGCCAACACTCTTCGCGCTTCGGTTCGCGTCATCTTCAACGCGATCCATGAAGCCCTTCACGTCACGCTCGGACTGACGGAGATCGTCCGCAAGTTTCTTACGGGTGGCCCGCAGCTCAAAGGCTGCCGAACCCACTACAGGGGCGTCGGACATGGGGAGGCTCCGATTGTCGGGAGGATAGGACGCTGCTAGGCGAAGAAAGTGGCCGGGTGACCTTTTCGCCTAAGCAAGACGATTGATGCTCGGCGAACGCGCGACTATGAGGCGCTTGAACTTGCGAGGCCATCACGTGGACGACACCCATAACGATTCGACAGACCCCAAGCTGGCCGCTCGACAGCAGGAGGTTGAGGAACAGATTAGGTCCCACGCCAAAATCGTCGACTACAAAGTTCGCGAGTATCCGATTGAAGTGCTCGTCGAAAAATATCTGACGGGGCAGGAAAGCGGTACGAATGAGGTATTCATTCCTGACTACCAGCGCGATTTCGTTTGGCCAGAAGCGCACCAATCTCGATTTATCGAGTCTGTGCTGATCGGCCTACCGATCCCCTATATGTTCGTGGCCGATATCGGCTCCGATGACGAAGATCTGTCCGGGCGCCTAGAGGTTGTTGATGGCACCCAACGCCTCCGCACCCTTGCCGCTTTCGAGCAAGACAATCTTCGGCTTGAAGGCCTCAAGAAACTCACAGCTTTGAACGGCCTCTACTTGAAGGACTTACTGCCATCGCGTCAGCGCCGCTTCCGGCGCATCACCATTCGGCTTATTGAACTCACCGAGCATGCGGACGAAGAGACCCGCCGCGATATGTTTGACCGCATCAACTCTGGCGCCATTCGGCTCAACCCCATGGAAACACGGCGCGGCGTCCTGCGCGGACCCGCAATCGACCTCTTCGGCGAGTTAGCCAATGATCCCCGCCTTCACCGCTTAGCGCCCCTTGGTGAAGCCGCCAGGAAGCGTCGAGATTACGATGAACTAGTGGCGCGCTTCTTTGCGTACGCCGACAACTATGAAAATTTCGATCGAAGCGTGATCGATTTCATTGATGACTACATCGGCACGCTCCAAGCGGAGGGCGGGCCGCCCCGGTCGTTCGATGAGATGCGCGAGGAATGGGAGCACGTGCTCCACTTCGTTGAAGCCGGGTTTGCTCACGGCTTCGCTAAAAACCCGAAGAACACGAAAACGCCTAGAGTCCGATTCGAAGCCATAGCTGTAGGTACGGCGCTCGCATTGCGGCAAAACCCCCACCTCAAAGCTGATCCCGACCAAATAGGACGTTGGGCCTACAGCAGGGAGTTTCAGGAACTTGTGTCCTCCGACGGCGCTAACTCGCGTCCCCGAGTTAAAGCCCGAATCGAATACGTTCGCGACCACCTGCTCGACCAGCTGTGAGCCAGAGATCCTTTCTAGCCGCCTTTTATGAGCGGAGGGCGGACGTGCGCCGCTACATGGCGGCGCTAATCTTGGCCGAACGCGACGCGAATAGCGGCGGACCATTATCGAGGCGCGATCACGAATTGAGAATGTTCAAAGCCGGCGGGATGCTGGTTCTCTATAACGCGGTTGAGGCGTCAGCGCGCAGTGGGATTGAGGCGATTTACGACGAGCTAAGCCTCAACAACGTCACTTTTGACGACCTGCGCGATACTATTAAGAAGCGCATTGTTCGTGATTTCAAATCGAATTTTAGCGGCGACCACGGCCATACCCTTTCGGCGCTGGCGATCGAGATCGTTAGCAAATCTTTTGATCCTAGCGGCCTATTCAGCGGCAATGTCGACGCCAAGCTGATCCGTCAAAAAGGTCTAGAGTACGGCTTCTCAACAGAGAGTGAGTATAAACGGACCTCTCACGGGGCTGACTTAGTGACAGTGAAGCGGCACCGCAACGACCTTGCCCACGGCTTAGTCTCCTTCGGCGAAGTAGGCCGAGATTATCTCGCCAATGATCTGTACCGGCTCAGCACTCGAGTACTAAACTACATAGAGGCCATTCTAATCGAGATCGACACGTACCTGGATAATGGCGGCTATATCGCTTGAAGATGCTCGACGATGGCGCGGCCAATGGCTTCCCCCAGCTTGGGAGGTACAGCGTTGCCGATCAACATGCCGACCTTGGCGAAGGTTGCCCGCTGACCTTGAGGCAAAAACTCATAGTCGCGCGGAAATGACTGGAGGATAGCTGCCTCCCGGAGCGTAATGGCCCGATCCTGTTCGGGATGACCAAATCGCCCGTTTCCGTAGCCGAAACACTGCGTCGTCATCGTCGGCGCCGGTTCATCCCAAGACATACGGCCGTAGACGGACGGATACGTCTCTCCGGTCTCCTTTTTATGGCATGCAGCTCGGAGGCTCTCGGGCCAATCGCGCCAAGTACCACCAGGTTTCGAGGCTCGAATGCGTCTGAGATTGGTCCCACTTAACTTGCTGGCCACATGTAGCGGATCGGCCCTGTCGGCCTGTCCCGCTTTCAGTTTAGGCAACTCCCCGATGACCTCTCGTACGGTGATCGGAACCTGTCCGGTGGCTGCGCGGGGAACCTTTATCGGACCGAGCCGAGAAGCTACCAAAACGAGGCGCTTCCTCGACTGAGGCACTCCGTAATCCGTACACAAAACCTCGTCCCAGGCCACGTGGTAACCAGCACCGAGCAGTCCGTTCACGAACTCTTTCCAGATCGGACGTGCTGAGAGGCCGCGAACATTCTCCATCGTGACTATCTCGGGCTGAGCCTCGACTGCCAAACGGAGAAACGAGCGGAGCAAATCCCAGCGTGTATCCAGCGTTTTTCGGCTTTGCGAATAAGTGGAAAATGGCTGACAGGGCGCGCACCCGGCCAAGACCCGTACGTCCGATCCTTCGAACCATTGTTCTAGGTCCGAGGCTGAAAGACTGGCGACGCTCTTGAGCTCGAAATGCCCTCCGCAGTTCTCTTTGAAAGGGAACTCACATGCAGGATCGAGATCGACGCCAGCTGCGATCGTGAGGCCAGCCTCCTTCAATCCGTAGGCGAGGCCCCCCGCTCCGCAGAACAAGTCCACGACCTTAACGATCGGGTCGCGATCAAGAGGAAGCTGGATGGGGGCAGTCATTTCGGAGGGAGTAGCACGTCCCATGATTCTGTTGACCCCATCCGATACGCTGCCGTACTGATCGGCAGCGCCGTCATAACGGCCAGAGTCGACATGTTCGGTCGTAGGGTAAAGAGCCTTTCTCATGCGGCCTTCACAACCGGCTGCAGTTCCTTCGCAAGCCGCGCCAGGCCCTTCGGCGTCACCCGAACCTGCGTCGTCACCTTCTCGCTGCCGTCCGACCGATGGATGGTCGTCGTCTTATGCTCCAGCAGGCCGCTGGCCAGCTTATCCTGATAGGCGATGTCGCCCCCACCCTGGCGGCTGTAGATCCATCGATGGGCGCGCAGGAACTGGAAGGCGGCCTTGGGTTGGACTTGAAGGGTCTTGGCCGCATCCGTGATGCACATCGAGCCGTCAGCCGTCGCGATCCGGTCTAGGGCCTCGGCTTTGGGCGCCAGTTCCGCGACCTGCTCCTCCAGCGCGATCTTGTCGTTCGCATAGTCGGCCAGCAGAAGACGGAGCGTTGCCGGGTTGTTGAGGTCAGGCATGACCGGCCGGCGCGCGGCGCGTTCAAGCTCTTCCCATTTGTCGATGATGCGAGCGCGGAGCTCCACGCTGTAGCCAGATACGAGGATCAGGCATTCGCGGCGTGGGAGCGCGTACTCGCGTTGCTCGCGGTTACGAGCGTCGCGATAGATGCGTCCAAAGATGGACGGATCAGTTTTTAAGCCTTCCGCCATTGCTTCGATATCGCGGCGAACGTGCTGATGCTGCTTACCGGTTAACGTCGCGATTTCGCGGCTCGACATTGTCTGGACGCCAGCAGCCTCGGTCACGGTCGGCAGGAACATCAAGGGCTCCTTAATGGGGGCAGCAGCCATCAGATCGGCCCTCCGTTCAAGATGGACTCAATGACGGCCAGCGCGGCCGTGTCGTGCCAGTCGTGCTCGACGTCTGTGACAGGCGGGATCAAACGCTTGGCTACCCGCGCCTTGACCCTCAAGCCCTCCAAAGTGGAACAACGCGCCGCGACGATACGCTCTTCGATAGCGTTCAGAGCGTCGTAGGCCGCGTCGTATTCGTCGTCTGCAGCTGTTAGGCCGATGCTCTTGGCATGAACCTTCAGCGCCGTGTCGTGCCGCTCATAAGCGCGCTCAAAACGCTCTACCCACTTAATGCGTCCCGGCGTGTGTTCTGGCTGGGTGCGCCATTCGCGAGCGCGGCGGCAGGCCAGCAACACGCTTTCCCAAGGGATCGTCGCCCCCACATTGCGGCTGATGCCGCGCTCACAATCCTCTGCGGTTGCGCGGAGGCGCGGTGTCTTAGGCTTCGTTCTCTCGTACTCAGCCAGAAGGCGATCAGCGAGTTCGGTCGCGGTCACGCGCCGTTCGACAGCGATCTCCCACTGGCGCCCCAGCTCTAAAAGCTCCCTGTCCGCCGAGACGTCTGCGACGGTGACGGCGGGGGCGGCGGCAATCGCTACGGCAGCGGTCGTAGCGAAGAAAGCCCGACGGTTCAGCATGCCACCAACTCCATCACAGGAGCCGGGCGCTTGGGCGCAGGCTGGTTGATGATCGGGGCGGCACCGCGCCCATTGAAGAACGGGGCGAGTAAGCCCAGGGGCTCAGTTGCAGGCACCCACGTTGGGTTACGCCGCGCAGGCGTGATAGAAGGCGCGTAGGCCATGACGTGATCTCCAAGCGATCCGTTGCGGTTTAGGGCCGTTGCGAGGGGTGCAACCCTTGCTTCGGCCCGACCTTTATGGCACCACTAAGTGATGCCGTCAACAGTTTCTGCAACCAAAAAGAAGATCGGACGTCCCGCCACCGGGAAGGGGACGCCAATTCAGGTGCGCCTTCAGCCCGACCAGTTGGCCAAGGTGGATGAATGGATCGAAAGGCAGCCAGAGCCTAAGCCTACAAGACCAGAGGTGTTGCGGGCAGGGATAGAGGCGCTGATCAAGCTGGGCGGCCTGGACTGACTTAGGGATTCTCTACCGACACCAACTGGGTGCAGCGGTCTTGTTCAGGGTCGCTACAGACCACGCGCGCGACCAGAGTGACGGGCTTGTCTCGACTTTCCGCAGCGCATCGGATGTTGGTCGTACCATCAGGCTGCTTCTCGCCCTGAATGTCCCAAGGGAAAGCTAGCGCCGATCTGTTGGGATCGACCTTCCCCCGCTCTCCCGCGACCCATAAAGCTTCCGAGCAGTGCTGGGCGAACGTGAAGCTGTTGAAGTCCCCAACTTCGGCACGGCGCGCGCCATCAACGCGTGCCTCCGATACCGCATCCGCTAGACTGGTGCAGTGCATCTCAATCGAGCCGACGCAGCGCACCCTCACCCTGTAAGCTTCGACCTGCCCACTGGCCTTCTCGGCAGCGCAGGCGACCAGTTGCGGCGAAGATCGATCGATCACGTCGGGTGCGACTGGCGACGCCTTTGCCCCCAGCCATGAAGCGTCTTTCTCCCCCATCAGACGCAGGCCGACGACACAGTTTGGAATGAAGGAGCTGGGGCTCGCCGTGCTGCCGTCTTTCGGGCCGCACCCCGCTAGAAGCACTCCCACCGCCGCCACAACAACCAACCGTTTCATGACCAAGCCCTCCGCTGAACGGGGAGGCTATTCCCCGCCGCCCTCGACCTGCAACCCCCAGTCCTCAGCCATGCGGTGGAACTTCGCGATGGCTTCGGCTTCGGCCAGCGCGGGATCGGCGGGCTTGAGCATGGTGTCGACATAGTGCTGAGGCGACTGGAGCCGCTCTTCGCGGGCGAACCTCTCTCCCCACCAGCCGGTGAATAGAAACGCCTCCATTGCAGCGTCCAAGCGCTGAGCAAGCCGGAAGGGGGTCAGGCCCCAGAACTCGGCCTCTTTCAAGCCCGACCTTAGCGCTGCCCGAAGATGTGCCCCCACCACGTCCTGCGGAGGCTCCGCGGAGGGTTTTCAGGGCCATCCGTGGCAGGCCTCCCGCTCGGGCCATACTGCGCCAGCTCCCAAGCCTTCCAGCAAGCCTTCAGGCATTCGGCCATCGGATATTCGGCCATCGGCGCGGCCGTCACGTCTGCCGCCTGCAACCGGCCGGCGCTCATGACCTCCAAGACCTCGGCCATGGCCAGCGATGCGCCCGGCTTGCCCTTCTGCATGGCCTTGAACTGTTCCAGCAACCAGTCATGGCCTCTGGCGTCGAGGGCGGCGTAGGTCAGTTGCAGCGGAACCGCCCGCCCATCCGGCAAGGGCAGGCGGACGATTCCGAGACGTTCATCGGTCGGCTGCATCAGGCCCCCTGATTGTCGCGAACCGGGGCGGCCATCGGCTCTAGCGTGCCGGAGTACGTGACCTTGCCGTCCACCGGGGCGGATAGGGTCAGGTTCGGAACGGCGTTGAAGCTGATCTGCTTGGCCTGGGCGCCCGAACCGAACGTGATGCGATAGGGCTCGGGCGTGTTGGACGCCATCGCGGCGAACATGGCTTCCTGTTGAACGTCGCCCTGCTCGTAGTGCATCGAGAAGGTGTACGGCGACGGCTCGCGCGGCCCAGAGATGTACTCGCGCGTGCCGGCGGGCGTGTCAAAATCCGTAGCGTCGATCTTGTTGGGCGTGAACCCGCCGCCGTCGACGCCGAACACGCCCTTGATGACTGCATAGGTCGGGGTTTCACCCGTGCCCCGCAGCAGTTTCATGAAGCCTTGAGCCAAAACAGCCATGGCGCTCTCCTATGTTGCAGGCATGGAAAAGGCCGCGCACAGCCTGCCCTGGGCGCGTTGGGGATGACCGGCTAGGCCGGGTTCAGGTGTTGACGAGATCCAGTCGGATCGTGACGCGGCGGCCGGTGTAGGCTTCGTCCGTCGTCGGGGCTTGGACCGGGCCGGTGACGCGGGCCACGTCGCATCTTCCGCCGGTGACGACGAGGTCGCCGGGGCGGTTGTGGAAGAGGTCGCGGACCTCCCGCATCAGGGCATCCAGTTGGGCCGCCGAGCCGGTCCGGCGCTGATAGCCGCGCACGTCCTGCACAATCAGGCGGCCGGTCTCGGTGAAGGTCTCCAGCGCTTCGTCACGGGTCGGCACGGCGATGATGAGGAACGGCTTGGACGGCTTCGGCTCCTGGTCGAGGAAGTCGTCGGGTGCCGTCTCGTTGAAGATGGCCGGCTGACCGTTCCAGGTGGCCAGCGACGGGGCGACGGCGGCGAGGCGGGCGAAGATCGTGGCGGTCGAGTTCAATCCTTCGCTCCCTCGATGAAGGCCTTGATCAGTTCCGCCCCGTTTTCATTCGCCGGGACATCCAGGAACGGGCGAGCCTCGATGCGCTCTGTGCCGCCATGAAGTGCGAGCGCGTATTTGGCGGCGGCAGTGACGGTGGCCACCTTGTCGCCCCCATCGTCTCGGATTTCGGGATCGGCGTTCGTGTTTGCGATGAGGTTGCCCAGGTCACGTGCCGGAGGTGAGCCCGGCTCAGAGGCTTGGTGCTTTCCGTAAATCCGGCCGGTGCCGGGACGGCTCAACACGTCTTCCTTCAAAATGCGCTCGTACTCCGCGGAAGCCGACCGAAGACCTCCCTCTGCGGCCTTATCCGTGAGGCGATCCATAGCCCCGGCATCCAGCGTGAACTTCACCATCAGCGGGCCTGCAGCTTGTAGAGAGCACTGGCCGGGTCGCCGGTCTTTGCGATGACGTCGAAGGTGCGCATAGCCCCGCCGTTGGACGGGTCCGGCGCGGTGATCTGGTGCCCCTTGGCCGGGATCACGCCTGCAGGGAGACTCCCGCCGAGAACCAGCACCTGCCGATCCGTCGCGGGGATACCCAGGCTGATGCGGCGATAATCGCTGTAATCGGTGACCAATGCCTTGCAGTCATGCGTCGCCGGAGCGCCCGGTATCCATCCGCCCTGACCGTCGGAGGTCGCCTCCCCTGGCACCGTCAGGACGCCGTCTTCGAAGTCCTCCGCGAAGTCCTCATAGGCGGCCTCGGCTTCACCGGCGATGATGCTCATGCCGCCCTCTTGATCGAAATGCTCTCGTCGCAGCGGCAGGCCACGATCTCGTCAGCCCCGGCCCCGAGGGATGTGTCCCCCGGATACATCATCAGGGCGCCGCTCGGGCTCTGGAACGGCAGCGTCAGACCCCGCACCTTCTGACCGCCCATGGCGTCGTGGGTGTCCCTGACGCGGCGATCCCCGGCATTGTGCCAGGCTCGCTCGATCTCAGCTTCGGTGATGCGACCGCTGTCGACCAGTTGCTGATAGGCTTCCTTCTTGGCCGCCCGGATAGCGGGGATGCCCTCGGTTCGCGCGATGATCTCACCGCGCAGTTGAAGGAGCCGGCGCTCATAGGCGGTGATGGCCTTGGCTGCGATCTCGGGATCGACGGCCCGTCCCTCCCGGATGGCCTTGGTGACGGAGCGGTCGAAGCGCCGGTCGCGCCGCCCCCGGCTCAGGTAGTTCTTCAGCAGCTTCGGGTCAGCCGACGCCAACTCATCGCGCGCCGTGGCGACATAGGCCCGCTGCGGGGCAGAGAGGCCCATGAGGCCGCCCTCCCGTTTCCCGGTCACACGGCTTGTGCGCCCCACCAGATCAAGCCCCACCGCCCGAGGATGGGTGCCGCGCGCCATGCCCTCGGCGATGAACCGGCGGGCCTGTTCGCGTTCGGTCTCCAGCAGGCCGGTGATAAGGCGCCCGGCCGTCGCGCGGATGATGGCGGCGGCGCGCTGGTTGCCGGGGTCGAAGCGGAACCCGACCGCGACGCTTGCGGGCATTGACGACGTCGCCGCCTGCCCTCCGGCGATGAAGGCCTCGTTGATCTTGGCTTCAAGAGCGTGAAAGGCGGCGCGGTCGAGGTGCAGCGCCTCCATGGCGCCGTTCAGGTCGCCCTGATCAATCGCGGCCACCAGCCGTTGAAACTCGACGCCAGACTTCAGATCGGCGACGACGACCATGAAGGCCTCAGCGACCTCCGGGCCGAACTTCGCCGCCAGCTCCGCGAAGAGCTGTCGTTGCGTCGGGCGTCTGGCCATGGGGTGTTAGGGCTTGAGGGCCCTGGCGTGGCGCGCGGCCTCCGCCATGAGATCTAGGTAGGATTCGGCTTGGGCCATCGCGACCTCGCGGATTTTCTGTTGCCGTTCGAGCGGGGCGTCTACGAGGATCGCCTGCTGGAGCGCGTCAGCCGACGAGATGATGTCCTGAAGCGTCTCCGTTGCCATCGCCAACGGCATCTTGTGCGCGTTCAGGCGCGGATCGTCATGGGCGATGCGGCGGGTCACGATCTGGACAGTCGCACAGGTCATGGGTTCAGCCAACTGCCCAGAGGCCGAAGCCAGCCACCGCGTCGATCGGACGGAGGAAGGGGGCGAGATATCCCTCGACCGATGACAGGCGAACCGTAGCGTCTGCCACGGCGTCGCCGCTGCCCTCGAAATACTCCTTCTCGATGACGTCGATCTTCTTGCGCTTCAGGGCGCCGCCAGCGGTCGCGCTGATGACCAGCTTGCCCGGGTTCTGCGCCTCATACAGCGCGGCCGCATAAGCCGCGTTCGCCGTAGCTGTCAGCAGAGGATCAACAGCCGGATCGCCGATCAGGCGCGGGCCATACGTCCCATCGATGTAGTCGGTTGCCCGCTGGAGGAGAATGGCCGCGCTGGGCGCACCGGTCGGCAGTTGGTAGCCGCGCGCGGCGAGCCACTCGTCCAGGCCTTCAGGCGTTCCATGCACGGCCATCTCCGTTACGCCTTGGCCTGATCGGCCACGAAAGCAGCCTTGTCTTCGTCCGACATGGCGTTGAAGGCGTCGGCGTCCACCTTCGACAGGCCGTTCAGGAGAACGGTCTCGCCCTGGGTGATGTTGAACTTGCCGCCGCCGTGATGCTCGGCCTTCAGGTCGCCCTTGGCGTCGCCGCCGGCCGGGTTCGTGACCGTCTTCTTGCCCTTGGCGTCGCCGCCGGAGATGGTCTCGTACCGGCCAGCCCAGGCGGTCGGTTCCGCCTTCACCGTCAATTCGGTGCCGACCGGGATTTCCTTGCCGTCAGCGCCGTAGATGCCGCCGGCCGTGATCTTGATGCGGGTGTCGCTCATGGCGATCTCCTTCCATCAGGAGGAAGGGCCAAGGCCGGAGCCCTGGCCCCGCCGCCTTAGTTGATGACCGTCGAGGCGAAGACGCCCGACTTGCCGTTGTAGTCGCCACGGACCTCGATCCCGAGCGCACCCATGACCAGGAACTGGTAGTTGTCGGTCGGGTTCAGGCGGGTGATCGCCGTGGTGTTGACCGCCATGCCGACCAGCGGGCGGACGAACCGAGCGTTCGGCACGAAGCCGAAGAACTGGTTGCCCGACAGCTTGTGCGTCACTTCGATCTTGGCGATGCGGCGGTTACGAGCGACGAACTCGCGGACCGTGCCCTGCTTGAAGCCCTCGGCGCTCGAGTACGAGCGATCCCAGGCGCGGGCGATCTCCGGCGAGATGTAGAGGTTGACCGCCTCGGTGATGAGGTTGGCGTCCAGCATGGCGCCGAACGGCCCCACGAAGAACGCTTCCAGCTCATCCGGCGTGGCCGTGGTCAGGTCGATGTTCGCGCCGCCGGCGGCCGAGCCCAGGTTGATGAGCTTGGTCAGCGACGAGTTGCGCAGGCCATAGGCGGTGTAGCCCTGGAACTTGATCTTGGCGTCACCGTCCAGGATGTAGTCGGCCATGTCGCGGTTGATCTTGTCCAGCGCGCCTTCCTGGTCGTCGGCCAGGGCGTCGAAGTTGGCGGACTGGAGGGTGTTCCACTCGCGCCATTCGCGGCCGTAGCCATCCGAGAAGATCGGCACGACCGTCCCGCGGTAGTCATAGACGGTCTTGTCCATGGCCACCGGGACCTGGCCGGACAGCGAGCGGTTCACCGGGTTGTTGGTGTCCGAGGCGACGCGGGTCAGGTGAGCCATGGTGCCGATGTTCACCGGCTTGGCCAGGGCCATCAGGTCGCGCATGAAGGGCTGGCCGCCATCGTCCCGCATGACGCGGGTGGTGATGGTGTCCAGCTCCAGCCAGGCGTCGCGCGGCAGGACGGCCGAGGCGTTGGCAACGCCGGCCATCTCGCCATAGAGCGAAGCGTGCTGGTCCTCCACGCGGTGGAAGTGCTCGCGCGCCACGCTCAGTTCGCCCCACCACTGCTGGTGCGGGCGCGAGTTGGCGACGAGCTGTTCGTCGAAGTAGCGCATCGTCAGCTCTCCTTAGGCGACGGCCGCGTTGCGACGAGCCACGCGCGCACGCACGAGCTGGTCGGAACCGGTGTTGTTGTTGAAGGCCTCTTCGGCGAAGACGCAGACGTTCTGACCAGCCGTGGCCAGGACGAACTTGCCCGCTGCGCTGGTGGTCAGCTTGGCGCCGCGAGCGACGTTGGTGCCGGTCGGGACGCGGACGTTGAAGAACTGCTCGTCCAGCGCCTCCATGCCGATGACGGTGTCGCCGGCGGGCCAGGCGTCATCCACGCCCTTGAGGGCGAGGTAGTTGTCCTGGGCGATGTAAAACTTCTCGCCCGTGTTGGCGCCCGCCTGGGCGAAGTTGGCGCCCGACTCCACCAGAGCGGTGCCCGGCAGGACCGCGGCGGCGCAGATGCGCTCCTGAACCTGCGGGGTCGGCTCGGTGACGGGGCCGGCGTAGATCTTGTTGAAACGCGCCATGGGATCAGCCCTCCGCCTTGGGCAGCTTGAACGCAGGCTTGGCGTCCGAGCCGGGCAGCTTGAAGCCGGTGTTGGCCAGCGGCGCGGCCTGCTTAGGTTCGGCCTGCTTGGCCAGGGCGCGGGCGGCGTTGAGCGTCAGCTCCTTGGCCGCGTCCTCGTCCATGAGGTTGGCCTTGACGATCTTCTCGCGAAGACCGGTCAGCTCCTCGTCGTCCTTGACCTTCTGGCTGTTGGCCAGGGCCTCGTTGGCTTCGGTCAGCGGCTTGATGGCCGCGGCGACCGCGTTGCCGATGGCGGTGGACAGCGACGCCGCCAGCGCATCGGGCTTCAGGCTCTCCGAGAGGGTCTTCACCTCGCCGGACAGCGCATCGAACTGCTCTTTCGAGACAGACATGTCAGCTTCCTTGTTTTGCTGTTCAGAGGGTTCCCGCTCGGAGCCCGCAAGGGCCTCGATGAGGGCTGCTTTCACTCGCTCCATCAGGGAGGCCTTGCGGCTTTTCTCGATGGCGCGGACGGCGCTTTCGACCGCCCATCCAAGTTCGCGGTCCGCTTCCTCTTGGAAGACGGAGTTCACGACCTGGATCTCTTTGCCCGCCGAGTTGACCATCATGCCGACGCCCTGATCCGGGGTGGCCGCGCCTTCCTCGTCCAGGAGAATGGCGTCGTGGTCGAACTCGATGTCTCGGGCTTCGAACTTGTGGGGGACAGCGCCATTGGCGGCGTCCAGCATGGCCAGAAGGCCGGTGGAGGTGTGGACGGGCTCGCCCTTCTCGATCGCATTGATGACGCGCTTGCCGGCCTCGGTGCGGTTGGCGACCTCGACATCGATCACCTTGTCCAGCAGGACCCGCCCCTCTTCCTGGCGGACGTTCTCGTTCCAGGCTCCAATCCAGCCGAGGTTGATGCCCTCGGGGTCGCGGGCCGAGACGAAGGCGCCGTTGATGGTCGGATGGCCAAGCGGGGCCGGGGTGCGCTCCAGCGACTTGAACGACTTCGCGATCTCGGCGGCCGGATAGAGGATGTCGTTCATGACGACGTCGTCCGGCATGGTGGCCGAGGGGACGATGATCACGTCCCGGCCGTTGCGCTTCTCGCGCCGAATGGCCGCCGTGTTGGCCAGGGTGCGGATGTTGACCCTGACCTGTTCGCCAGCGGTCAGGCCCTTGTTCACGAGGAACGTGCGGGCGTTCACGTCATGCTGCTGCACGCGCGCCTCCTTCGGATTGTGGGTTTGATCAGGCCGCCTGGGCTGGATCGTCGTCCGGCTCAAGACCGGCGGCGGCTTCTTCATCGTCGACGTCGTCGTCACGGAACTTCTCGGCGTCGCTCAAGGGCTCCATGCCGACCACGCCGCGGATGTCGTCCCCGGTGAAGACGATCTCGCCACCCATCTTCTGGTTGACCGAGGCCATCTTGTCGGCCCGGTCGATCTTCTCGCCCATCGAGGACTCGGTCAGGTCAGTCCAGTCGAGGTGCCAGTCTCTCTCCGGCAGGATGCCAAAGCGCTCCAGGCGGTTCACGAAGGCCATGATGGCCGGGATCAGTTCATTGGTCCGGCGGGCCATGTTGACGCGTGCCCACTCTTCGCTGTCCTCGGTCGAGGCGCGCTCTCCCGTCTGGGCGCCGACGAGGATTTTCAGCGGGCAGGAGAAGGTGGCTGCGAACGACTGCAGCGCGATGGCGAAGAAGTGCTCCGGCGAGGGAAGCTGGACCTGGATCGGAACCGCCTTGATGCCCTGCATCATGAGCGACTTGTCGAAGCCCTTGTTGAAGCTCTCGACCTGCTCGTCGATCTTGTCGACCACCTCCTGGACCGGGACGCCCATCACGCGGGCCATGTCCTCGATCTTGGCGTCCTTCTCGATCTCCAGGCTCAGGCCGGACTTGGCGTTCTTCCAGAAGCCCTCGCCGCCGCCGCCCCTGATCTTTTCCATGTCCAGCAGGGCGTTGTAGCCGGGCTCGAGAGCGGAGCGCCCGTTCAGCGTGCCGTCACGCGAGACGATGATCACCCGGTCAGGGTGTATGGTGAACTGCCGCGGCTGCTGGGCCTGACCGACTGCGCTTTCCGCGAACTGGTACATCAGCGGCTGGCCGTAGGTCGGAGACGTCTGGTTCGTGTCCCACTGGCTGACGGTCAGTTGGCCTTCCCATGCTGGGATGACTTCGACCAGACCGTCCAAGCCTCCGGGCACGCGATCGACGGGCTCGCTGAAGGGCTTGCCGTCGGCCAGACGCACGATCAGGCCCGAGTAGGCGCCCACGAGCGAGCGACGGTCGCATTCCGCCAGGTGCTGCCAGACGCGCAGATCGCCGAAGCGTTGGCGGATGTCAGCCTCGGGCTTGGTCTCCTTCTGCTTTCCGGGCTTGGTGCCGTCGCGCTGGTACTCCTGCAGGAGCGGGTTCGTCTCCCACGACTTGCCGACCGTCTTGTCGACCGCAGCGCGGGCCAGCGGATAGCGGTTGTAGGCATCGAACGCGGTCTCGAACTCAACTCGCTCGGGATAGCCGAAGTCCGCGGCGTGGTTGTGCTTGGGCGCGCCGAAATAAAAGCCGGGGAACATGGCCTGCAGCGAGCGCTGGGCGTTGTTCACCACCAGACGGAGGGGGTGCATCAGCGGTTCCGCTTAGACAGGAAGAGGGCGACGGTGGAGGTCTGACCGAGCGCCAGTTCATTGAAAGCATCGGCCGCGGCGTCGACCTGGTCGTCGTGAGCCGCTGACGGGAAGGTGCAGAGTTCATCGAGGAAGGGCTCAATCCAGGCGTCGCGCATGGGGTCCCCCGTCGTGAGGATGAAGACGTTTCCGGCCTCGGCCTGGGTGGCCAGGGCTGTGGCTCGGGTGAGCTTGGAGCCCGTGGGCTGTTCGTACCGGACGGTGTAGCCGGGCAGCTTCTTCACCAGCGTCTGGACGTAGCCCTTGCCGGCCGCGCCGGGATCTTGGGGAAGGCGGACCGTGACCTCTGTCGTGTCAGCCGCCGCCGTCAGCTTCAGCTGGGCCTCGAACTGCGCTGGGCTCCACTGCCCGACCTTGGCGTCGGTGAAGTAGTAGGTGGCTTCTTCGCCATAACCGACCTGAGTGCAGCGGACGCCGGCGCTTGGGTCGCCTCCCCCTTCAGTGGCGCCCACGTCCCAGGCGCGGACTGTGCGCTTGGGCCCGGCGGGCATGACCGAGACCGGCTTGAACCACTCGCGCCGGAAGATGCCGCCATCCCGAGGCGACGGGCGCTGCTGATACTGGCCAGCCCAGGCATACGAGCCCTTGGCCTTCTTGAGCTTGGCGACTTCGGCCGCGGGGAAGCGCTCGGGGAAGAGGAGCTCGCCCTCTTCGGTCCGCGGATCCTCGAAGAACAGCTCGCCATCGACATAGGTCCGACAGGCGCCGCCCGTCACCTTGCCGTCTTCGCCGATCCGCTCGGCTTCGAACTCCATCGGCAGGTTCAGGTGGACAAAGCCGATGTCCAGTTCCAGCGCCACCGCCGCCACGTCCTTGGCGTGGAGCCGCTGCATGATGATGACGATGGCCGAGGTGGTGACGTCGTTCAGACGGTCGGAAATACCCTCGCGGAAGATGCGCACCGCATTGGCACGCTCGGTGTCCGACTCGGCGGTCTCGGTCGAATGAGGGTCGTCGACCTTTACCCGGTCGCCCCGGCCGCCGGTCATCGAACTGAACGGTCGCGCCTCGCTGAACCCGTTTTCAGTGTTCTCGAACTTGCCTTTGGCGTTCTGGTCGGCCCGAAGCTGGATCGGCCAGAGCGCCTGATACCTGTCGCTCTCGACCAAGCGCCGAAGCTTGAGGTTGTCCCGCAGGACGTTGGCCTGGCTGTAGGAGGTGGCCAGCGTCTGCAGGTCCGGCCGCGCCTTGGGGCCCCACTCCCATGCCGTCCAAAAGACGAGCAGCAGGGACTTCATCATGCCCGGCGGCACGGTCATCAGCAGGAACTGGATACGCCCTGCCGTCACCGCCTCCAGATGCTTGCACATCGCCCGGAGCGCCCAGCCCGACTTGAACGGGCGCTTGGGCTCGAGGATGGACCAATGCTCCCCGATGAAGCCGTGCAGGCTGTCGCAGCGGGCGCGGATCTCGCCCTGATGTTCGATCAGGCGCTTGCGGTCGGCCTCAGCCTTCCGACGCGCCCTCTCCGCCCTGATCTCCTCCAGCGTTGGCAGATCGACGAATGAAGCGCTCGATGACATCCAGCTCCTCGTCGCTCGCGCTTGTCAGGTCGAAGCTGTGTGATTGGCGGATCGGGGCGTCGGTCTTGTCGCCGCCGACGTGGGCCAGCTTGTCGCCGTAGACGTGGCGGTTCCATTTCCCGATCAGGCGAAGCCGCGTGTCGATGCGGATGCGCTTGTCGGCCGGGTCGCCCTTGCCGTCCGCGATCTCCAGGCACTCATCGGCCATGAAGTGGGTGCCGTCGACCTTGGCGCGTGTGGAAAGCGCCGAAAACTCGGGGTTCTCGGCCTCCCACTTCCTCACGGTCGAGTAGGCGGGCATCTCGTCGTCGGCGCAGATGCGCGCCAGCGGCTCGCCCATGGAGAGGCGGCGGCAGATTTCTTCAGCCACGCTCTCATTGAAGAGGGAGGGACGGGCCATCGGCGCTATCCTTGTCTTGGGAACAGCTACTTAGGCGCCACGTTGCGACGACATGAGCAATCTTGTTGCGAACATCGTAGGGTCAGCCGCTGCCGTGTGCTCGATCACCAGCTTCGCCCCACAGGGCCTTAAAATCTGGAAAGAGCGAGACGCTTCGGCCGTGAGCCTGAAGACCTACTCGCTGACCGTGACCTGTTTTGTGCTTTGGGTGATTTACGGCGTCATGACCAGCGCCTGGCCCGTCACTGTGGCCAACGCCTGCGCCTTGGTGATGGCGTCGGGTGTGCTCTTGATGAAGTGGCGCTTCAGGAATGGGGATCCGGAAGCGAGTTAGATCGGCCTTTTACCTTCTCGCTGCCATTCACCCGCTCCGCGACGCCCGCCGCCTCCAGGCGATCAGCAGCCTTGGCGTCCTTGGCATTGAAGGTGGCGCCGGCGGCGGCCGAGCCGTCAGACAGCGAGAAGCCGACCAGAGCTTTCATGGGGACCATTGCGGTTTCCTGTGGCGAGTTGAGCGCTGACGGCCCGGAGAGAACAAGCCGCGTTGAAAAGAGAGCGTCAGCTAAGGCATACCGAAGCGGCATAACGGATGGAGGGATTATGCAGTCGCGCTCTGTAGAGGATCTGTGTGCCATTGCGCTGGCCGGAGGGAGTTTGGTCTTGCACGCCGATGTGCGCCCAACCGACGAGCTGGTCAGGATCGCAAAATCCCTCAGGCATGGAGCGACGCTCACATTGCAAGGAACCGCATTCCGTCCAAGCGACGACCTCCGCTTCATTGCCGAAGCTGCGCCAGGCCGCATCACCTTCGTCGGATGAACTATCCGGGGGGTCTGTAAACTCGCCGAGCACGAAATAGGCCCGCCGTTTCCGGTGGGCCTCTGTGATCACTTGGACTGCTTCGATCCGGCAGCGGCCTTATCGACCAGGTTCTTCACGCTCGGGTTCGAGGCGTTTGTCTTGGGCGTAACCTTCTTCGGTTTGCCTTTGGATTCTTTCATGGCGCTTGGCCTTTCACGTGCGGGGGCACCCTATCAGGGGGACCCCTAGCAAATGAGGCGGTAATGTCCCGGCCACGAAAAAGGCCCCGGACACAGGGTCTGGGGCCTCTCGGCGCATTGCTGCACTATGGGTTGTGTCTGCGATTACCTCTCCGCTGTCAACTCAGCGAATTAGGGGGCCGTCGCCGTCAATGCTCTTTTTGACGATCTCCATGGGCGGAGGGGTTGGCGGTGGGGGCGGCGGAGGTGGTGGAGGTGGAGGTGGTTTCGTTTCGTCCGACATGGCTCAGCTCTTCGCTACCGGAACGAATGGAAACTTGAGACCGCGAGCCTCCGTGCGAAGCTCCGGACCCGACGGCTTTTTGGTTGTCACGAACTGGCCCTTGGCCGCACTCCTGGCTACTGCGAGCTTGCCATAGCGGAGCTTGGACTTGGGTTTGGCCAGCGCCTGGCTTTGGGTCATGGATCCTCTCCATCTGCTTGCCGATAAAGATGACACCTGCGGCGATGGTTGCAAGGGTGATCAGGGCGATTATGGACATGAAGCCGAATGAACGGCTTTTGAATTTACGAGAGTTCGCCTCACGGTTTGCGACGGCCGCTTCGGCGTAGGCGTCTATCATCCGTTTGCGCACATCGTTTTTAGCCGCTTCCTCGGCCTTCTCAACGGACTTCCGTTGGCCACGATAGAATTCGACGAGCTGTTGGCCCCATTCGACGAGGCTCTGTTCATTTGGCGGGACCTTGAACTCTCGGGCCCGGACAAGCTGGAACAGGCTCCACAGCGTGCAGGCAAAGGCGCCGCCAGCGAGCAAGAGAATGACGGTTAACGCCCATCCTAGCGCTGTGTTCTGGGGCGGCATCCTGATGACAATCTGAGCGAAGATCGCCACCGCCAACCCCAGGGCTGCCGCAAAGAAGGGGAGAGATCGGACGATGTTCTCATCCTGCTCAAACTCTCGCTTGAACGACGCTTCCACTACCTTTTCGAGATACTCGTCCAGCACGCTTGCCCCTCATTCCAGCCCATACGCGATAGCTGCACAGTCCAGCGCCACCAGCAAGGCTTCCGAGGTGCGAACTTGGACGGATCCACTGCTGGACAGGCCGACGAGGTTCGCCCCCTTCCCCGCCACCTCCCGCAGCGCCCACACCGCCCGGCCCAGCCGTTCGACATCGCTCTTGCCCAGCGCCCCCCGGAAGGTGCGATCCTCCTCTTGGATCATCGCCTCGAGATCGCGCACGAACTCCTCCCGCTCCCGGCGCTTCTGGGCGAAGCCTTCACCGCCGCGAACGATGTTGCGCAGGGCCGGGTCCAGTGTCGGAGGGGTCAGGCCCTTCTCCGGGTCAAGCATCTCGTAGTCCGCCCGATAGCGGAGCCCGGCCGCGTGCTGGGTGCGCGTGATCGACCCAGCCGTCAACAGCGTCTCTAGCCCGTCGCGCGACGCCCGAGGCGCTCCCCTCGCCTTCTCATGATTGGAGACGCCGATGTCCAAGCCGCGCAGGGCTTCCAGGCTCCGCAGCTCCTCCAGGTTCTCCTTGGCATCACGTTCAAGGATGCGCGCGTCGATTTCAGCGTCCAGAGCGCGGAACATGCGCTGGCCGTCCCGCTGCTGGTCCAGGTCCGGCGACGCCACCTTGGCCTCGGCCGCCATGAACCGCAGCGCCTGGCTGTCGGTCAGTCGGACGCCCCGGATCGACACCGGCGCAGTGTTGTCGTTCGCCGCCTCGATGTTGTCGTTTGCCCCGATGGCCCTCGGCATCGAAGGCTTGGCGTAGCGCTTCCGCTGCTGACGCTTCTTGGCGCGGTCGGCCTTGCTCATGGGTGGTGTCCTCCGAGTTCGGCGCCAACGTCTGGAGCCCGAGATTGCTGGGTTTCAGGGTGGTGCGCAGGGTCGAAACGGGCAGTTTGGGCGCCGACCTCTCGGGCCTCTGCGGCGATGGCTTTGCTGATCGCGTCCGCCGCGTCCATGAGGGCGAACCGCGACGCCGAGCCAACCGGGCGCTGATCGATCCGCGCGACGACGTGCCGCTGGATTTCGTGGAGGTCGGTCATGCTGCGTCTCCTTGGGCAAACAGGTCGGGCTTGTGGTCGTTTGCGGCGGGCGCCGGTGCATGACCGAACTCCGCCAGCAGGGCGGCAGGGACGCGGCAGGCGGGATGGCCCGGCCTGGGCCCGGCGTCATCGGACGGCCAGTGGCCGTTGAGGCGGTACTCCCGCAGCCATCGGCGCCAGCGGTCGGCCTCGGACGGGGTGGACCGGCTCTGCGAAGCGGCCAGGGCCGTCTTCGGGGCGCGGTCGATCTCGGTCCGGCACCAGTTCCGCCATGCCGCAGGCCACTCAGCGTAGCGGTGATCCTTGGCGATGCACTGATCGCGGAACCTTGCGGCGAAGCGTTGGACGTCGAAATTCGCTCCGGCTTCTCGGGCCTTGGCCTGTTGCTCGGCGATCAGCTCGGCGGTCGGGAAACCATCCGGCAGCGGAACCTTGGGCTTCCGGCGAGACCCGGCCTTGGGGGGTAAGGGGGGATTATACTCGCGGGAGGGTGTGGGTGGTTGGGGGGTCTGGGGGGAAGGAGGGAGAGGGAGGGAGGCGTCAGCATCGTCAGTGACGTCAGATGCGTCAGACCTGACGCTTTCTGACGCTTTCTGACGCTTACGCTCCTCGTATCGGGCTTGCCGATCAGCTCCCTTCGACCGTGCGCGCGGAGCAGTGGCCGCCGTGGCCTCGTAGGCTTCGGCCGCGCGAATGGCGTCCTCGGCCGAGAACCCCAAGTCCATCATGTTCTTGATGAAGGCGACGGTACTCATGCCGCGCTCCTGTCAGTGATGAGATCGATCTCAGCCCGGTACTGCTGGGGCTCGGAGCCCTCGGAGCCGTGGCGGTTCTTAGCGATGATCACGTCCATCACCGTGCGCTTCAGGGCGACCTCGGCCTCCCAGAGCATGTGTTCCTCGGTCCCGGCCTTCGGCTCGGCCTTCTGGAGGTAGTAGACCTCGCGGAAGGGGAAGAGGACGGCGTCGGCGTCCTGCTCAATGGAGCCCGACTCCCGCAGGTCCGACAGCATCGGGCGCTTGTCGTCGCGCTGCTCGACCGAGCGGTTCAGCTGGGAAAGCAGGATGATCGCGATCTTGGCTTCGCGGGCGAGCGTCTTCAGGGCACCGGTCATCTCCGCGATGGCGGAGGCCTCGTTGCGCCCAGCCAGTGCAGGCCGGCGCATCAGCTGGAGGTAGTCGATTCCGATGGCGGCCAGATCGCCACGGCGCTTCATGGCCCAGACGGCGCGAGAGACGTCCTCAACGGACACCCCTGCCCTGTCTCGCAGCCATAGGTTCTTCGGGATCTGGCCCTTCACGGCATGGAGGGTCTGCAGATCGAACGAGGTCAGTGGCGCGACCTTGGCGATGTCGGAGAAGCTGACCGGCTGCTCATGGGTGGCCGTCAGGCGTGACAGGGCCCTGTCGTTCAGCTGGTCGGTGTCCATCTCCAGCGAGAAGCCGGCGAATAGCTTGGTCGGGTTCCGCAGGGCGGCGCCGTAGAGGACGTTGCCCAGAAGGGCCGTGTTGTGCGTCACGATGTAGTCGTCCGTCACGTAGAGGTGCTGGGGATGGGACACCGCAATGCACTGGACGGGCTCAACGCCGACGCTTTCGATGGAAACGATGGTCGGTGCGCGGAACCGCATCGGCTCGGCGCAGCGCCGCCGTTTCCTCGCCAAGGTCATGAGCGAAGCGCGGTCAGGGTGCGCGATGTTGCAGACGTAAGAGGTCCGGCCGTCGCGCTTCTCGCCCTTGTGCGTATAGGTCGGCTGCTTGGCGTTGATCGTGCAGGACCCGCCGAGAGACCGGACGAGGGTCTGGACGTCCTGGGCCAGCCGCTGGCTGGAGAGGGCGATGCGCACGGCCCCAAACGTTTCAACCCATCCGTCCGTGTCTAGCAGGCCTTGAAGTACGGCCAGGCGCGATGCGCGCGATGCCCGCAGATACGCGGCTGGAACAAACTTTTCGTGGGAATGCAGCCCCTTTAGGCCGAGCGCCAGCAGCGCATAAGAGACGTTCTGCTCGGGCGTGCAGTCGTTCGCCACGATCCGGTAATCGTAGTCACCCGTGGTCTCGTGGACGCGATCGCTACCTACGACCTTCTGCACCTTGAACAGCGTCGCAGCGTCGGCCGTGCTGAACATGACCGCATTTCCGGCGATGCCGCCATTGCCGAGAATGGCGCCGAGGAACCAGGGGTCGAGCGGCAGGCCCGCGTCCCGGCCAAAATCCCCCGAGAGCATGGGAAGCGAGACCCGGCGGCGGTAGCGCTCCTTCGTCAGCATCGCTCTCAGGTCCGCCGTCGACACCGTCCGTCGACGGTCGGACCACTTGGAGCATTCGACCGTCCAAAGGTGTTCGTCACAAGCGAGGGTCGAACGACCATCCGACAAGGTGATGCGGAAAACCTCGCGCTCTCCCTGCGGATAGATGCCCGTGACGACAGACGGCTTGCCATCGACCGAAGCCAGCTCGTCGCCGAAAGCTAGTTCGCCCATGGTCGTCCAGGAACCATCTGCGCGCAGGACACTCGAGTGAAGAGGCTGGGCTTTCCCCATGCCCGGGCGCCCGGCCATGACGATGACCGATCCGGGCATCAGGCCGCCGAGGCGCTTGTCGATCGACGACAGACCGGTCTGCACGCCCTTCGGCTTGCCGGTGGCAACTTCCAGTTCCAACCGATCCATTCGGGCCAAGGCGGCGCCATGGGCGTTCACGAACAGGGCGTCTTCGGGAGCCGCGCCGCGCTCGGCCGCTTCCAGCTCGGAACGCGCGAGAGCCACGGCCTGATAGCCGGAGAGTTCAGGATTACGGGCCTGATGCATGGCGTCGGCCGCCATTTTGATCAAGCGACGGCGGACGGCGGTGTCAGCTACCAGGGCGGCGTAGTCCCGCGAGCGGTTGGACGGCGGGGCCCGGTCGACCAGATCGAACAGATAGCTGAAGCCGCCGAATTCTTCGAAGGCGGGGTCAGCCGTGAAGGCCGCTTGCAGCGTCGTTGGCTCGGCCAGCTTCCCAGCCTTCACCAGCCCGTCGATGGCGGCGTAGAGCCGCTGATGGAACGGCTCGCTGAAGTCCTCAGGCGTGACGACGTCATGCACCTGCCGGTGGACGTCGTTGTCGAACATCAGCTGGCCCAGCAGGGCTTGCTCGGCCTCCAGGTTCAGCGGAAGGGCGTTGGCCGCTTCTTCAGCGTCGCGGGGATCATCCATCATGCCGCGCGCTCCGTGTCGAAGAGCGGGCCGGAACGGATGGCTTCGGCGCGGCCGACGGCGGCGTCCGCCCAGCGGTTCAGTTGCTCAGCTAGGGCCGGGTAGCGCTTGGCGCGCGACTTGGCTTCACGCCGCAGCATGCGGGCGTAGTTCAGTTCGAGATCGAGAAGGTCGCGACGGTTCATGCGCCACCTCCATCGATATGGTTCAGGGCGTCATCGACATCCTTGAACCGCCCGGAGGCGAGAAGCTCGACCAGCTCCGGCGTGATGCTGCCCATGCTGCGATAGACGCGGTCGTGCGGAACACGCTCGTCGACGTAGACGACCTCGACGCCTTCCGTGGCGCCGGTCCGCTGCATGCCCGTCGCATCCCAATGGATCAGGACTTGGGGCTTCATTCCTCCCCCCCATCATTTGCCGCCGTCAGCCTGCTCCAGGCGTGTTCGGCGGCAGCGTTCTTCAAGGCCTTGGGCAGGCGGTAGATCGCGCACACGTCGGCCGCGACCGAGTTCAGAGCCGTGGCGGTCTCGACGCGGCCGATCAGGGGCCAGCGGAACTCGGCGGCGATGTCGATCAGGTCGCCCAGAAGCGCGGCCTGTTCCTTCGGATCGGCCACGTCCTGCATCAGAGAGCGCACCGTCCGGCGCGCGGTCATGCGCAGGAACATCGCGCGAGACGAGCGCGCCTGTTGGTTGGTGGCGTTCTCCCGGCTGCGATCGATCCGTTCAACGAGGTACTTCTCACGCTGGCTCACGCAGCCCTCCCCTGATCCCAAGGGGTGGACTCGGCGCGACGGGCCGGGCGGCGCTCGCCGAACCCCAAAGCTTTGGACGCGGCGAGCACCCTGCCTACCGCGCGCTTATGGTGGGTCGGGCAGTAGGTCTCAGTCGCGCCAGTGGCGGCGGGATCGACCGGCTGGCCGCAGCACATCTGCCCGGCGCCCGAAACCTCTCCGACCGGCCATGAGCATTGGAACCGGCGGCGGTCGATCAGCAGGATCGAGGTGTCATTCGCAGCTTCAGCAAAGCCGTCGATGATCCCGGCGCCATGCCTGGCGAAATGCTCGCGCTTCTTGGCCGCCTCCTCAGGGCTGGAAGGCGCGAACCGGCCGAAGCAGGATGCAGGAGCAGGCTTGTCGATCCTTATCCCGCCCGTGGTGCGGTTGCGCTTCACGGCTGGCGCGCGGCCAGGCGAAGCTGGGGGCGACGCCTTCGCCTCCATGCGCTCGCGCGTCAGGCCAAGACGGTGCACCTTGGCGATGACAGAGTTTCTGGATCGGGACGGCAGTACCCGCGCGATCTCCGTCGCCGAGTTTCCGGCCAACCACATCTTCTTCATCGTCTCGATTTCGTGGTCATGCCACGCGTTCAGGATCGTGCTCATGCTGTCCTCGCTGCGTTCAGAGGTTCCCAGCGCCAGGCATGGGAGGGATGACGAAGCCGGATGGCGCAGAGCCAGATGCCGAAGGCGTCCGCTTCATCCGAGGTTTTGGGGTCGAAGCCGTAGGCGCGGCAGGCGGCCATCATCGCGGGCTTCTCGGCACGACCGCTGCCGGTCAAAGCCTTCTTCACCTGCGATGTGGCCACCTCGGCGCATTCAATGCCGGCGCGGTGCGCCACCATTTCGGTGACGCCCGCCATGCCTTGCAGCTTCCGGGTCGTGGCGATCTGCGTCTGTCCCGCCAGGATGGGGGCTTCGAACACGATCAGGCTGGGCCCGACCTCGCGCACCTGCGGCCGCAGCCAGTCCTCCCAAGCCGAGAGGAACAGGCCGACGTCTGTCCCCGTCGACGGCAGGCGGAAATGGCTCAGCACCGGGCGCGCATCGGGAGCGCCGATGCAGAGCCCCGTCTGGGTGGCAAGGTCGAGCGCCATGATCATCAGGCGGCGTCCTGCTGATGCTCAGTATCGTCGCCGTCGTCGTTGGCCGCATCCTCGATGTCGATCTGGTCGTCATCTTCCGCAACCGGTGCCTGGGCCAAGCGGGCGGCAAAGGCGCGGCGCACCGTGGCCTGCCCTTCCTCATGGCCCTCGCCATAGGATTGGATGCAGTCGTACGGGCATTCTTTGGGCGCCTCGTTCGCCCAGCCTTTGCCGGCCAGACCATCGCGGAAGCCGATGTTGCGCCATTTCAGCTGTTCGCGGACCGGGTCGGGCGTGGCGTCAGTGCCGTACAGCTCCAGCTGCGAACCGATGGGCTGGCGCATTGCCTCGGCGAACCAGTCGCGCTCGGCGTAGAACTGCTTGACCTCTTCCGGGGTCCATTCGAGCAAGCGGACCTGTTCGTCGAGAACGCCGAGCTTGATGCCCTTGGCCTTCAGGCCCTTGCGGAACGCGCTGATCTCGGCAGTCAGCTTCTTCCGCTTCTCGTTCCACTGGACCATTTCGTTCGCGGCCATGCGGATGTCGTCGTGCGACGGCATGCCGTTGTCCGGCTCGTTCGGAATGGCGCCGATCGTTCCTTGAACGTCGGGGTACTGGTCATTGTCAGCTTCGAGCTTCTTGGCCATCTGGCCCTCCATCAAGACCGCTCAACGGGGCGGTCAGTCCCGTTCGGTCATCGCCAGGGGGCGAAGGGCTTGGCGTTGAACAGCGACGGCGTGCGCGCCAAACGCAGGAACAGCGCGTGTCCGATGATCAGCAGGAAGGCCATCAGGCTGCCCTCCGCGGGGTCGGGCTCGCCGCTTCGATGGCCCGGCGAACGCCTCGGACACGCTCAAGGGCTTGCTCGGCATCGCGCTCAGCGGCAGCGATGGCGTCCAGATCGTTGTTGGACAGGCGCCCGTCCGCCAGCGCCTCACGGACAACGGCGACGACGTCCATGCTCTCCTGGGCGAGGTCGAACGCGAGCTCCTTCAGACAGCCCGTGAGCGGCTTGGGTTTGCAGAGGTCCGCCAGGGCGGCGCTGTAGATCGCCCGCCCGCAATGACGCTCCAGATCAACCATCACGTCTGCCGGCATCGTCGACGGCTCATTGGGGTTCTCGTAGTTCGACAGCGACGACCTGCGGACCCGGCAAGCCCTCGCCGCCTCCTCCAAGCCCCCGCAGGCTTCGATGAGCTCTCCAGCGAGCCGGGCGTGTTCTCTGTGGCTGATCTTGTTCACTGGACGTTCCGTGGTCGTTTCCAACTGACCCGCGCTCTCGCTCAGGCGACGGTCGGGGTTGGCTGTTCGGGAGAAGGCGGTTGGGTTTCGTCGTTCGCGGCATTCGGCTTTTCAGCGGGTACGCGACCGAAGAAGGGAGCGAGCGTCCGCTGCGTGAGGTCACGAGCCTTTGCGGCCTCGCGCTCGGCGGCGAGGATTTCTTTGATGGCGTCGATCTCGGACGGCAGCGCGCCGGTGATCGTCGCCAACGCCTTCAGCGCATCCGTCTCGCGACCTTGGACGGCCAGTTGGTTAGCGCCGATGATAAGGCCGTAAACCGTGCCCGCGTTGATCAGAGCTTCCTGGCGTCGAAACTGGAGGGCGGCCGATGACAGCATGTCACGCCGCCTCGCTGGCGGGGGCGTCGTCGTTGGCCGAAACGAAAGGCCGCGGCACGTCGGCAGGCCATGCTGCATCTGCGGGCCAATGCGCAGAGAACCAAGCCATGATCGCGTCGTACTTGCGCGCGGTGAACGAAGCTCCTTCGCTCAAGCGGTCGAAGAACCGCCAGTCGCCCGCTGAAAGTCGCGCAACAGTCGACGCCTCCCGCTCGGTTGCTTTTGCAAATTCATGGGCACAGGTTTCGAGATGACGCCGCAGGGTGCTTTCCATGCGTCGCAGAATAGTCGGAGATTTCCGACTTGGTCAATCGGAGATTTCCGCGTAGCGCGCTTCCGCCATTCGTCGGACATTTCCGACATGGATGGCGATACACTTCGAGAGCGCTTACGCGGGCGCCTGGCCGCAACGGGTAAGAAGCCCATCCCCTTGGCCATCGAAATCGGCAAGGGGCGAGACTACCTCTCTGACATTCTGAACGGCAAAAAGCACACCCTCTCCTCGGATGTGCTGACGCCATTGGCGGTCGCCCTGCAGTGTGATGAGCGCTACTTCACCGATGAAGGATTCAGGTCACCTGGACGGTCTAGGCGGCGCCTGACGGAAGAAGAAGCCCGTCGGTTCGACGCTGCTGCGGAGCGTCACAATGCGTACACGTGGGCTTGGCGGATATACAGAAACCTGAGCCTGCAGGAAGTTGCGGCTGACAGCGGGTTAACTGCGGGCACCATCTCGGATATTGAGCAGGGACTACTGAAGCCCACGACCGAACAGTTAGGTGCGCTGGCTCAGGCGCTTTCGACGAACGTAGGCTTGCTGAAGACTAACCCGTTTGAAACGAACGAACGTGTGGCGCAACTCATAACGATCACCGAGGCTCTGGATCCGACCGACCTGCAAACTTTGGTCGACATGGCTGAAACTTTGGAGAGGCGGAAAGCTGGATGATCGCAGCAGCAGTAGCTTTGGCCCTGACTTTTGCGCAGCCGCAAGCCTGGACCGCCGGCACGGAACGCGAAGTAGACGAGGGCGTCTACATGAAGATCGTTGCAGCCGAGCAGGGTTGGCGGGTTTGGCGCATTGAGACGCGCGGCGGAGTGGATTGCCGAGCCTATAAGTCGGCGCAGGGCCGACGGCACCCAGTGCCCGTAGGCGTTGGCTCTATGATGGCGCGCACGGGCACCCCCTTTCTCGAAGTCTACTGGTATCCAGCCCTAGAGAAGACCTATTCGGAATGGCACGCGGTCCACTATCGTGGCCGAGCCAAATATCGAACTCCAACAGACCGCTTCTGGGAAGAGGGCGCACCAGATCCCGAGACCGTCGAAGAACGGGTTATCGACGTGGTGATGACTAGTTGGGAATACCCGGAGCTCCTTATCGGCCACGCTGAAGAGCGCGCAAAATTCGATCTGGCGGGGATTCGCTGGGCGGTCGAGGCGGTCCAATCCTGCAACGCCGCAGGACGAGGCGCCGGATCAACGGCGGCGTCGAGCGGCGGCTAACCTTGGGGGAGGGCATGGGGGAAGCGGAGCACACCTTTGGTGGCGACTGGACTGAACAGAAGCTTGATGCGCTGTTCTACTATCTGCAGTTCTACACCACTGCCCTGAAGGGCAAAACTGGCGCGTCTTGGTCGTTTGACCTTTGGTATGTAGACGCCTTCGCCGGATCAGGAGAGCGGACCGCCGCTCGGCAGACCGGAGGACTGTTCGTCCAGCAGCCCATCGGCCAGGAAGTTGTCCAACTCGATGGGTCAGCAAAGCGAGCTTTGGCGATAAAGCCACCTTTCCAACGGGTCGTTCTCATTGAGGCGGACGCGACCCGTTATGCAGCCTTATGCACGCTCCGTGAGGATGGCCGGGTGCAGTGCATTCAAGGGGACGCGAACGAAGAACTTGCGAAGCTCTTGAAGTCGGACGATTGGCGCTTGCCCAGCGTGGGCAAAGGGCTTCGCCGAGGTGTGGTGTTCTTGGATCCATACGGGATGCAGGTTTCTTGGCAGACGCTCGAGCTTCTCGCTGCAACCAAGCGCTTCGACGTTTGGTATCTATTCCCCATCGAGGCGGTTGGTCGCCAACTTGCCCGTAGGTTCGAGGGGGTCGATAAGTCCAAACAGCGCAAGCTCGACTTCATCTTTGGAGGACCGGAGTGGCGGACAGATCTCTATCAAGACGAAGTCATTGCGGGCGATCTGTTTTCTAAGGCCACGACCCAGCGGCGCAGGGGTGATCGTCGAGACATCGAAGCCTATGTACAGCGGCGCCTGCAAGGGCTCTTTCCCTTTGTCTCGGAACCTTTGTCGATTGGTCCGGGAAACCAGCAGAAGTTTGCGCTATTTCTCCTGGTCTCAAATGACAGCCCGAAGGCCATCGGGCTTGCGAAAAAGGCGGTCTCAGATCTGATCAGAACACAGAAGCTTGAGGCATCTCGTCAAAGGTCCGCCCCCTGAAGGAGCGGCCAGTAGCCTTCTTATTTCGTCCTCCCCACTGCTTGAAGAAGAAGGCCGTGCCAGCGTCGGCACACAGCTCATAGATCTCGTCCACCCACTCTTCCAGCATGGGGCGGCTGCGGGGGCCGGACTCGCCTCCGACGATAGCCCACTGGATGCCTGTGAGGTCGGCCTGGCCGACTGAGCCGATGAGGGGCTCAAATGAGACAAACCTGACTGCGGCTGCCGTTGCACGCAGGTGATCAAGACGGCCGATCACTTTGCTATCCTCGACGCTTGTTCCGAGCCAGACGTTGCTCAGCACCGGCAAATTTTCGTCGGCAACAACTGCCGCCATGCGTTCCGGTCTCTTGGTCAGAATCTGATACGTGTGGTGCGGGGTGGCCCGCATCGTGGCCCAGACGCGCTTGATGAAATCCGCCGGAACGTCCTCGTGGAACAGGTCCGACATGGAGTTGACGAAGATCTTCCTCGGTGCCCGCCACTTCAGCGGCGCGCCCAGAGAGGCTTCATCGCAAAAGACTTTTCCAGTCCAGACATAGCGGTCGCCACTCTTTCGCGTCAGACCCTCGTACTTCTGGACCCCCATCGCATCGAGGCGCGCTGCCATCCGCATAGCGTAGCAGTTCGTGCAACCCGGAGTGATGATCTGGCAGCCGGCGACCGGGTTCCAGGTCGCGTCTGTCCATTCAATCGTCGTATCGGCCATCGAGCATCCTCCTGCGCCTGTTGGCAATGCAGTTTCGGTGCCTACCGAGAGCCATAGTGCCACAGGAAATTATTCCTGTGAATCGCCGCTATTACGCCGCCTCTTCGTCCCGCTCATCAGTCGCCAGCGGGTCGATCTGGGTCCAAATGTCGCCGTCAGCGCTGCAGTCGATTCTGAAATAGGCGGTGTCGTCTAGCCAAGGATCGCGGCCGTCAGGGTCGATCCCTGTCGCTGCACGCGGGACATTGCCATGCTGGGCAAGCACCTCCACCTCTCCGAACAGCTCGAGCTCGACGTCGGCCCACTGCTGATAGACCAGCACGCCATCGGCTGAGCGCGCCAGGATCTCGCCGCCTTCTTCTGCGTCCACAGCACACACGAACTCGTATTTCTGGGCAGGCTCCCGGCGATGATCCCAGAACGGTTGCGCGTAGTAGTGCAGCCGGCGTGGCATGCCTGTCCTCCCAAAGGTTAACCCCCATCACGCCACATCGAACAGCGTTGAGTCGAGCGCGGCCTTTTCACCAACGACCGAAACTGACGCATCATAGATAGTCGGAGATTTCCGACAAAGTGTATTGACGGTCGGAAATCTCCGACTTACCGTTCTCCCATCACCGGGAGACGAACCATGTCACTCAAGACCGAAATCACTACCGCCGCGAACGACGACGCCCCGAAACTCAACAAGCGCCAGCTCGCCAAAGCGGCGACGCGCGAGAAGCTGCTGCATACCGCCCGCGTCCTCTGGGCTCCGGCGGGTAGCTATGAACCCGTCACTATCCGCGACATCGCCGCTGCCGCTGGCATGTCCACCGGTTCGATCTTCGCGAACTGGTCGGGCAAGGAAGACCTGTGGCGCGACGCCATGGGTTACGAGCCGCCAGTGGACTGCGAGGCCGTCCGCGCCGCGCTGAAAGCCCAAGCCGCGCAAGCACGGTGGGCTGCGTAAATGGCCACGATCACCCCCGACGAAGCCCGCCGTCAGCTGCAATGGCTCAGCGGCCAGAACGAGGTCGGCACCGCCGCCCGTCAGGCCGAACTGCGCGCCATCTTGGTGGCCGCCGATGAAGTCTTCGAGACGGACCCGGTGAAAATGCTCGCTATGGCCGATGCGCTGGAGCGCTGGGCCGCCGAGTACGACGACCAGGGCCGCGACTTCCAAGCCGTCGAGAACCGCGAGAGCGCGGCTCGCTACCGCCGCTGCGCGGCTCGCGCTCAGACCGCCAACGACAATGTCGAGATTGGAGAGGCAGCGTGATGCAACACGTCTCCGAAATCATGCCCGGCGTCGTCGCCGGGATCGCCAAGGCCGGGAATGTGAACCTCGCCCTGGTCCCGCCCTCGAAACTGCCCCTCTTCAAGGTCGAAGGCCCGAAAATCTTGGACCGGCGCACCCGCCGCCGGATGACGGTCGATCAGGCCACGCAGGAAATGTTGCGGCTCGCGGTCGAGTTGGCTGCAGCCGAAGACCCCGGCCTGTTGATCCCGGTCGTCAATGCGCTGGCCTGGGCGATCCGGGACGCTCGGGAAGCCGAGAACGACCCCCTGCCCCCGGCAAGCATGGCGAGGGCGGCATGAGCATGGCTGACTACCGCATCATCCCCTCGCACCCTTGGGAGGCCGTGCGCGAACGCTATCGCGAACTGGCCGCCCAGGTTCGCCCCGGCGATCCGCGCGCTGTGCCGTTCGAGCCGCGCCGCCTGCCCGTGAACCTGATCCGGGTGTCCCTCCAACTCGTCGCGGGCGCTGTCGTCCTCGGCTCTCTCTGGTGGCTGCTGTGACCCTGCACAATCCCCTGCCCATGCCCACGTCGGGCAAGATCAGCGAGCCGGGCGTCTATGCCCTGCCCATCGAGATCTATCACGGCCAGCCGACCGTTGGCCCGTCGATCAGCTCATCCGGCCTGCGCACCATCTGGGCCCAGAGCCCGGCGCACTACTTTGTCGACAGCCCGCTGAACCCGAAGCGGGCGCCACAGCCAGATCGCCCGGCCTTCGCTCTCGGCCGTCTGGCGCACAAGCTGCTGCTGGAAGGCTCGGATGGCCTGTCCGAGGAGTTCGTCACCAGACCCGAGCAATGGTTGGACTGGCGGACCAAGGACGCCAAGCAATGGCGCGACGACATGATCGCCGCAGGCAAGACAGTGATCACGGATGCCGACCTGGCCGCCGTTACCGGCATGGCCGAAGCGCTGGCTCGTCATCCTCTGGTCGAGCAGGGCATTCTGGACGGCTTCGTTGAACGCTCGCTGCTCTGGAAGGACGCCCAAACCGGCGTCTGGCTGAAGAGCCGCCCCGACGTGGTGCCGAACGCCTCGGGCCTGTTCGCTGACCTGAAGACGACCGCGAGCGTGGCGGATGACGACTTGGAGCGCTCCCTCGCCGGGTTCGGCTACCACATGCAGGCCGCTCTGGTCGGCATGGCCTCCGAAGCCGTCCTCGGCCGCCCGATGGAGGAGTTTGCCCTCGTTTGGGTGGAGAAGGCCCCTCCCCACTGCGTCCGCGTCACAGTTCTGACCGGTGCCGATCTCGAGCGCGGGCGGATGCAGCTGCGGCGCGCGATCGACCAGTTTGCCGAGTGCGTGGAGACGGGCGTCTGGCCCGGCCCCGGCGGTGATCGCCAGGACGCCGAATACCTGACCCTCCCGCCTTGGGCGGCGAAGCAGATCGACCAGCGGCTCGAGGTCATCGCCGCTGAAGCCAACGACAACACCCCGAACAGCGAGATCGCGGCATGAACGCTCAAGTCCCCGCAACCCGTCCGGCTGCGCCCAAGCCGCCGATCATGGCCGGCGGCGCGGTCGCCGCGCTGGTCCCGCAATCGCTGGACGAAGCCTTCCGCGTCTCGCAGGCCATCGCCGCCTCGGGCCTCGCGCCTCGCGGCCTGGAGAAGCCCGAACAGATCATGGTTGCCATCATGGCGGGCGCCGAGCTTGGCTTCGCTCCCTTCCAGAGCCTTCAGTCCTTCGCGGTCGTGAATGGCCGGCCGACGCTTTGGGGTGACGGCCTGGTCGCCGTGGTCCGCCGCAACGGCTGCACCATCCGCGAATGGCACGAAGACGACACCGCCTTCTGCGAGGTCAAACGCCCCGACACCGGGGAGACGATCCTTCGCTCGTTCAGCCAGGCCGATGCAGCCAAGGCGGGTCTCTCCGGCAAGACCGGGCCGTGGCAGCAGTATCCGCAGCGGATGCGCGCCATGCGGGCCCGTGCCTGGGCCGTCCGCGACGGCTGCGCAGACATGCTGCGCGGCTTCCAGGTCGCTGAGGAAGTTCAGGACTACCAGCCGATCACCGCGCGCGGCGTCCCGGCAGAGCGCCCCAACCTTGCCGCGCGCCTCGCCGCGCCAAGCGACACACCGCGCGAGGGCTTCAACACAATCCATGGCGCCGTTGATGAAGACGACGCCATCCCCGATTTCGACGCGGAACCCTCCACCTCCGACGCCGCGTCGAACCCGCCCGCGACCGATGGCTCCCCCCAGCCGCGTACGGACGCGGGCGACCCTTTCCCCGGCGATCTCCCCCCCGCCGAGGATACGACAGCCAGCGGCGCTGAGGCCGACGCCGATGAAGGGACGTCGCTGGCTGTCGACACCATCGCTTGGGCGGATCGCCTGATCGCTGACCTGCCGGTCCTGCGGCCCGAGCAGATCGAAGCCCTCGAAACCGACCGCAAGGAGCTGGCGAAGTTCGCCGTCCTGAAAGCCACCGACATGGCGAAGGCGCGCGAGCTGGAAGCCGCCATCACTGCCGCGAAGGAGGGCTGAGCCGTGATGCGCGCTTACGAACAAGTCCTCCGCGTCGTCGATCTGGAAACGACCGGGCTGGAGCCGCCTGCGGCCGAGATCATCGAGCTTGGCTTCCAAGACGTCCGCCAGGGCGAGTGGGGCGATTGGCTTCTCGACGACGACACCTATGGTCAAGCGCTGTTCGGCTGCGAGCGGCCTTGCCCGCCCGAGGTGATGGCCGTCCACCACATCCTGCCGTGGGAGATCAAAGACCGCCCGCTCTTCCAGTCACGCTCCGCTGAGGACTGGATGGAGAGCCGCGCCTTCGGTCGATCCGCTGATGTCTACGTCGCGCACAACAGCAAGTTTGAGCAGGCCTTCCTGCCGGACTTCCGCGCGCTCGACGGCTCGACCCCGGCAAAGTGGATCTGCACCTACAAGGCGGCGCTCCGTATCTGGCCCGAGGCGCCAGCGCACACGAACCAGGTGCTTCTGTATTGGCTGGGCCTGCACAACGAGATCGATGAGGAGCGGCGCCACCCGCCGCATCGCGCGCTGCCCGACGCCTATGTCACTGCGCACATCCTCTGCCGGCTCCTGCAGAAGGCGAGTGTCGCTGAACTAATCCAGTGGACGGGCGAGCCGCCTCTCATGCCCACCTGCCCGATCGGCAAGTTCCGCGGCCAGAAGTGGGCCGACGTCGAGGCGGGTTTCCTGAACTGGATGCTCGCCCAGGCCTCGATGGAAGAGGATTTGAAATGGAACGCCCGCCGCGAACTCGAGCGGAGGCGCGGCGCATGAAGCCCGCCGTTTCCATTCTGCAGGATCGGGCCGAAGTCGAGATCCACGACCGCAAGCCCCTGACGCGCCGCGAGATCATCGAGCTTTCGGTGCGCCAGGGTGGCAAGTGCGGCTGTGACTGCGGCGGGCGCCTCAACGCCCTGACGGAGGGCGTGATCGACGAACACGTCCTGGCCCTCAATGCGGGCGGGACTAACGATCTCTCCAACCGCGCCCTGTGGCGGAAGCCCTGCGCCGTCGAGAAAACCAAGGCCGACCGCTCGGCCGACGCCAAGATCAAACGCCTGCGCGGAGAGACCTGCGCGGCCCCGACCAAGCGCCCCCTTCAATCACGCGGCTTCGACAAGACCCGGACCAAGCGGTTCGACGGCTCTGTTGTCGCGCGCCCTCAGAAGGCCCACGACCATGCCTGAAGTCATCACCTGGACCAGCGCGGATCACGGCGCCATCGCCCGCATCCGCATGCCCATGCCGTCCAAGGGCGGATCTAAGATCGGCTGGTCGCCGGTCGTCATCCATGCGGACACAGAAGAGCAGGCCTGCGAAAAGGCCCACGCCTTCTATCATTCCGAGCTTGAGCGCTTGTCGGCTCGCGCCGATGGCAAGGCCCGGCGACTGGAGAAGATGGCTGCTGCTCGCGCCGCCAAGACCCAACAGGTGCAGCCATGACCGCCCCCGAAGTGCAGGAGGCCTGGCGCTTTGACATCGAGAACGCGCCCGAAGGCGAAAGCGTCATCATCGCCACGACTGGCGATCATGTCGGAGAGGCCATCGCGCCGGTGAAGGGCGACCCTTACGATGATTGGTTTTGGGCTGGAGTTGGCTTCATCCACGCTAATCACAAGGTCATTGCTTGGATGCCGATGCCGACCCATCCGGCCGCCCGCCAATCCCGTGGGGGTGAGGGATGAGCGTTCCAAGGTTCACCGCATCCATTATAGCCCGTTATCCGGGTCGCATTTACGCCGCCGTGGACTGCGGACGGTCAGGCACCCACTACATGACCTGCTCGGCCCCTACCGAGGCAGAGGCTCTTAAGCGCGCTCGGGGCGAGGCTCGCGCCCTCAACCGGAGGATCAAGGCATGAGCCGCCGATACAACTACAGCACCTGCCTGTCGTTCGGGACGGATGGCGAGGCGGACTATTGCGAGATGGACGTGACGGTTTCGTTCGCGGTCGTCTGGGGTGAGCCCGAGACCGGCCCGACCTACGCCTGCGGCGGAACGCCTGCGACTGGCGATCTGGTCGAGGACATCCGCGTCGAGACCATCGACGGCAAGCCAGCCGTAACCGGCGATGCGATCACCCGAGCCGCCATTCTCGCTGAGTTCGAGTGCGGCCGACACGATGACGACCTGCTGGCTCACGCCGGTGAGGTCGATTGGGCTGATGCCGACAGCTTCGCGGAAATGCGGAGGGGTGAGGCATGAGCGCCTGGGAAAACGCTGGCGAGAGCAACGAGTGGTATACGCCGCCGCACGTCTTTGAGGCGCTCGGTGTTGGCTTCGATGAGGACGTGGCGGCTCCGGTTGATCGGACGCACGTCTGCGTCCCGGCTCGCCGCTTCATCACCGACAACAGCCTTGAGCGCGACTGGACCGGCTTCATCTGGATGAACCCGCCGTTCGGCCATCAGTCCACGAAACGTGCGTGGCTGGCCAAGTTCTTCGACCATGGCCGAGGCATCGCCCTCACGCCCGACCGCACCTCGGCCCCGTGGTTTCGCGAAGCATGGGAGCGCGCGGATCTGGTGCTGTTCACGCCGAAGCTGAAGTTCATCCGTCCTGATGGTTCAGTCGGTGAAAGCCCCGGCACGGGCACCTGCCTGTGGGCCGCTGGTCCGTCCGCCGTGTCCGCCCTGCGCCGCGCTGCTGGTCGCGGCCTCGGCATCATCGCCCAACCCGAAAGGATTGCGGCATGAGCGGGGTGAAGCATACGCCGGGGCCGTGGAAGCTGGATGTTCTTCCGTCTGGAGGCCCATTTGGGGCCGCTGGTGGTCGAGCCTATGGCGTTAGCGCAAGAGGCGCGAACGGTCTGTCGATGCCAGTTGTGGTTTGGCGCGGGATTGCCAGACCGGCATCGCCAGAGGGCCAAGCCAACGCCCGCCTGATCGCCGCCGCGCCTGATCTGCTGGAGGCGCTGGAGTCGTTGGTAGAACATACTGACGGTATCAGACTGCCGGTCACCGCTCACATGATGCGAAACCGCGCGAGGGACACCATCGCCCGCGCCCGTGGTGAGCAGTCCCCCAGCCATTCCGACCAAAAGGAGGTCGGCAATGGCTGACACCCCTCGCGTTACCGTGCCGGTTGATGAACTGGCGCAGGAAATCCGCCGCGTTGACGGAAACCATGACCTTGGAGCCGGTGCGCTTGCCGAGGCCCTGTTGCCGTTGCTGTCCCGCTTCACCGCCGCCCCTGTGCGCGAGGAAGGCGGGGCGGTGAAGAGGGCCTGCGTCGATTTTCAGGAGGCCATTGACGACTTCGAGGCCGACGTTGCCGACGTCATGGCAGAGGGCTCGGAGCGCGCTGACCTTTGGGATCGAGAGATCACGATCAACATTGACGCGCTGAAGACCGTCATGAGCGCCGCCCTCGCCACCCGCGAGGAAGCGCAGCCGGTGGGTTGGCTGAGAGCGGTAGACGAGGAAATGGTCTGCGCACATCTTGGGGTGGCTGACGCTGAAGACAGCTTCGAGACTGCCAAAAAGAAACTTGCCAGCCTAATCCAGTGGAACATCGCCGTAGCGACGGACCCAAGCGTTGGAGGCTACACCGCCCCGTCATCGCTGGCGGGTGGGGAGGACAGCGCGTTCAAGGTCGCGACTGATCTTCACGCCGCCTATGAGGCCCTGATCTACGGCCTTCCGAAATACCTTGAAGCCGAGAACCTGACGGACGAAGAGAACATGATCCGCGAGGCTTGGATCACTCTCGACGTGACCGCCCATCGTCTTGTCGCCCTCGCCACCCGCGAGGAAGCCCCGGCAGAGGCGGGGGAGTTGGCCGAGGCGGTGGAGAGGCTGACCAGTGCCGCCGACTTCCTAGAGGGCGACTGTGTCATCGTTGGCGACCATGAGGTCAGGGGGGACGACCTCCTTGCTGTCCTGTCCGCCCTCCGCGCCCAGCCGCAAGCCCGCGAGGGAGGGGTGAAATGAGCAACGTCGGAAAACGCGGTAAGCTTAAGTTGGAAAGTCGTCTTCGCGCTGCCCTACTGAACGGGACGAACACTCGCCTTGAGCATCACGAAATCGAGCGGGTTATTGAGGCCCTGTCGAAGCCCCAAGCCCGCGAGGATGCGCAGCCGATGTGGGTTGATGGTGTCCCGACAAAGCATCACGCCAAAGAATGGTTCATCGCTGAGACCACTTTTGGAGATCGGGTCGTTCTGACGGCGCTTCCCGAAGAATACACCTATGACTTCAAGACGGCGGATGAGACCTACATAAAAGCCGACCGCATCAAGCGGTGGATGCCGTTTCCAGACAGCCAATATCTGTTCCCCCACCCCGCCCCCGACGCGCTGCGGGAGGACCTGAACCGCAAACACGAAGCCTGTCAGATCGCACAGGATCAGGCGATGGAAAACGGATCGCGCGCCCGAGAAGCAGAGCGCAAGCTGGCTGAGGCGGTGGAGTTGTTGAAGCAGGCGCGTTCATGGGCGCCAACGACAGGTCCGCTCGGCGACAAAATCAGCGCCTTCCTCAGCAAGGAGGCCGAACGTGGGTGAGAAGAGCATGGTTCATTCCGCCGCAAGCGGCTCCATACCTGTCGAGGGTGATGCGCCCCGTCGCGTCCAGCTTTCCCGCGCGAAGGGCTGGCGGATGCCGGAAAACACGGTGAAGGTGGACCGCTCGACGCGATGGGGCAACCCGTTTCCGATTGGAGCCGCCGGGCCGCTTGATCGCGTCGCGCCCGACGCCGAAGGAGCAACCGGATTCTTTCGCGCTATGCTTGGCGACGCCGAGATCCGCTCCGCAGCGGACTATCCCGACGATCTGTCGCCACTACGCGGCAAGAACCTCGCTTGCTGGTGTTCTGGCCTATTCTGCCATGCCGACGTGCTGCTGGAACTGGCGAACAAGCCGGAGGACACCACCCATGACCGCTGACCTGTCCGCCCTCATCGCTAGGCTTGAGGCTGCCGAGGTGGGAAGCCGGGAGCTGGATGCGCTTATCTGGCTGCGCTTCAACCGACCTGAATATTCGGGCGGCGTGAAGGCGCTGGAAATGCGCGGCTGGTATGACGGGCGCGGCCACATGATCCTTGAAACGGACACGGGCGAGGAAGTGGCTGATGATCTCGGAATTGGCAACTACACCACCTCCCTCGACGCCGCCCTTGCGCTGGCTGAGCGCGTGCTGCCCGTGTTCGGATGGGAGATTCATTACGATGAGGTGTCGGGGGGTATATTTGCGTGGGTCGGTGAGCGCATGGCCATATACGGCCTTGAACGGGGCCATCGTGGATATGCCAACACCCCCGCCCTCGCCCTATGCATCGCCATTCTTCGCGCCAAACAGGGAGAGGGGGAATGACACAGCAGTTCGTGGACGCCTTCTACGCTGAGAACGGCCCGTGTTGCGCTGGATGCGACTTCTGGCGCTGGATCAACACGCGCATCGGAGAGTGCATCCGTATGCCGCCCAACCAGTCGCACGACGCGGCGGCTGGCCTGGGCATAGAGGGATGCTCCCTGCCGCGCTCCACCTCCAATCTGACCGCGCGGGATCACCTGTGCGGCGAGTTCCGGGATCAGCCAGCATGACCCCCATCGTCCTGATCTGCGCCAGGAGGGCGGAATGAGCGGCGACCTGCGAGACTTCCCCACCTCACTGACCCGCGACAACCGCGCCAAGGGGTTGATGCGCGAACTGATGGAAGTGATCGACAGCGAAGAAAGCAGCCTTGCCCTGTCACGTCTGGCCGCTGCCCTGCGCCTTGCAAGCCAGCAGGCTCGGGGAAAGTCGGCAGACATAGAACTGACCACCAAGGAGATTGAGCGCGCCATGAACGCCCGCCCCCGGCGTGATCCGATGATTGAGCGCCTGAAGCGCACCGTCGCAACGCCGAAACGAAGGTGGCTGGCATGAGCCGCGTTCCGACAGTCCGGCGCACCGATCTGGACCGTAGCCTTGCCGCTCTGAAGGCGGCCGGCCATGAGATCGCTGGCGTCACCATCAAGCCCGGCGGCGAGGTCATGATCTTGACGGGTCAGCCTTCGACAGCCCACCAATCCGCTTCTGTGTCCGCTCTGGACGCGTGGCGGGAGCAAAGGCGTGGCCAGGGTGCGGCTTAAGGGCCTGAACCAGATCACCAAGAAGCGCGCGGACGGGAGCCGCGTGACCTATTGGTATGCGTGGAAGGGCGGCCCTCGCCTTCCCGGTTCTCCCGGCTCGCCCGAGTTCATGGCGGCCTACAATGAGGCTGTGGCCGAGCGCCGGGCGCCCAAGACCGACACGCTGCGGTCCCTCGCCATCCTCTACAAGCAGTCGCCTGAGTTCGCCGCCCTGGGCGAGACCACGAAGCGCGAATGGACGCGCTGGCTGGACGTCATCATGGACGAGGGCGGCCCTCTGTCCATCGGCGGCCTGCCGTTTGATGCGCTGGACGACCGCCGCGTGAAGGCTGAGATATTGGCCTGGCGTGACCAATGGGCCGACCGGCCCCGCAAAGCCGACTATGGGATCCAGGTGCTTTCACGGGTGCTGTCCTGGGGAATGGATCGCGGCCTGCTGGCGCTCAACGCCGCGGCCGGGATCAAACAGCTCTACACCAGCAATCGAGCCGATCAGATATGGACGGCCGAAGAGATCGAGAGATACGCCGCCGCAGCCAAATCCCCCGAGGTAGGATTCATCGTCCGGCTTGCTTGCCTGACGGGCCTGCGCCGCGAGGACCTGGCCTCCCTGTGTTGGTCGCACGTCGGAGACCTCGCCATCGTCAAGGCGACGAAGAAGAGCCGCGGCAAGAAGACGGCCGTCATCCCACTGCTGGACGACACGAAGGAGTTGCTCGAAGAGATCCGGTCCCAGCAGCGCCGCCGCCATTCAGAACTGGCCGAGACTGCTGCGAAAAAGAAGCGACCTGCTCCGGTCGAGTGCCTGACGGTTCTGTCCAACACGCGCGGCAAGCCCTGGAGTCTGGATGGCCTCGAACATCAGGTCGTGGACGCCAAGGCAGAGGCGAAGGTGGACAAGCACCTGCACGATGCGCGCGGCACCTTCGCGACCCGGCTCCGCAGAGCTGGCCTGACTGCCGCCGAGATCGCCGACATCCTAGGCTGGGAAGAAGATCGGGTGCAGCGCCTACTGGCGGTTTACGTCGATCGGGACAGCATCGTCATGGAGATCGCGAACCGCATCCGGCGGAACGAAACGGCGACAGATTCTCCCAACTAA